GGAGCGCACCGTCAGGTCACGGGACTGCCACTGGTGGACAGGAGCCTGCGCGGTCGGCCCATTTCCGATGAGATCGAAGAACGGGGTATCGACCGGGGTGAGCTCGAAGATGAAGTCGGTCACATCGAGCACGAGACTCGAAGTGTCGAAGTAATGCGTACCTGCGCCGCCGGCGGGTGCTGGCATGGGTTATTTCCTTTGTGCTTTTTCCAGAGCCAGCCGCATCGCCTCCTTGCGCTTTCCCTGCTTGAGCAGGTCGGTCACATCGGCAGACGAGCGCGCGGCTCCAATCGTGGTGCCTCGCTCGAACTCCTGGCGTGCTTGGAACTGGGCGTTCTGCTGACGCAGTTGATCCAGTTCCGCGCGCTGGCCGATGAGTCGGTTCCGGTCTGCCTGTGCGAAGCAGTCGTAGATCAGACCCGGAGTCGACCTTGCTCTCTCCTCCCCCATCTGGCGCGTCTTCTCGTAGAAGATCGCGTCGGCCGCCTTGCGCAGTTCGCTGTCCATGTCGTGGACTTCGGCTCCGAAGTCGTTCACGATCCGAGACAGTTCCTGCTGCTTGCTGGCAGCCACACGCACGGCCGACTGGGCGCGCTCCTCGGCCTCCTTGGAAAGATCCTCACGGACCTTCTGGGTGGCGCGGCGAACGCGCTCCTGCGTAGCCATGTCGATCAGGGACGGATTGCTCTCCTCCATGCCGCGCTTGATCGCCTCGGAGAGGCCGGCGTCGTCAACGTCGCTCCACGACTGCGGGTTCTTGGGCGCGCTGGGAGAGCTCCCGGCAGAGATGCCATCAGCCAGTCCTTCGAGCTTGGCGAGTCGTTCCTTGAGAGCCGCGGCATCGCCAACGTCCCTCTCGTACTTGTTGCGCCAGTGCTCCGCTTGCTTCTTCGCGGCGACGATCGCGTCATCCGCCGAAGGGGTGGAAGGATTACCCGCGGGCTTGCCAGGAGTGGCGGGTGCCGCAATCCCCGAAGCCGCATTGGGGTTACCCCCGGGTCGCGGCAACCCAGCGCCACCCGCGAGAGCAGCGCCAATCGAGTCAGCCATTCAAGGCTCCTAGTGCTTTGCTTCGACCCCGTAAGCCGCCATCGGCATCGGGAGCGTGTTCTCTTTGAACTTGCGGATCCGCTTCATCTCGGGACCGATCTGAAGGGTCTTCTGCTCGTCCTTCCAGTCGACCACCGTGGTCTGGAGCTTCACCGGATGATCCCGGTCAGGATGCAGATTCGGATTGTGTCTAACCCTCACGGTGATCCCTCCGCTTCAGGTTGTCGAAGCCGGTGCCGTGGCAGTAGTCCACGTTCTTGGTGGGCGCCTGATCCACGCGCTTGGCGTAGGACATCAGGAGCCCAAAGCCGTTCGAGACGAGCTTGGAGCGCAGACTACCGATGCTCCAATCCGGGGAGGTTCGCCCGGTCTTGTCGACCTCATAGATGGTCCCATTGCGACCGTTCTTGGTCGTGAACTTGGTAGGCATAGCTTGTGCTCCTTAGACACCTTGTACCAACTCAGCCCCGGTAGCGACAGGAGACACTGGGACCGCAGTCCTGATCCGAGGCGCCCTTAAATTCGCGCCCCCAGATTGCGACCGCGCTCGACTCTCTGGTGCTGGAACTGCTGGCTTGCCTGATTCTCTCTTCGATCCTTTTCAGCCTGAGCCTCTGCTTCTTGGACGACTCGCTCTCGGTCCAGGACAGCTTCATCGGCGATTTGGAGAACACTCTGCACCCCCTGAGCCCAGGCTTGGAGCCGGGGCAAGTCCTCGGGTCGCTCAGAAAGGAACATCCCCCAGGTGTTGGCTAGGGCCTGCCGGACCTCGGCCATGAAGAGTTGGTAGCCCGGGTGGCCCTTCAACTCCTCGAAGGCTGAAGCGCGCTTGAGTCGCTCGGCTTGCTCGGCAGTGAACATGGCCTAACGCTGCCCCCCGAGCGTCATGGACCCGGGCTTGGGCGGGGGCTTGGAAGCCCCGTTCTTCTGAGGCTGCGGCTTCCCGCCAGCCATGGTGGTGAGCAGTTCCTGCTGCTGCTGCTGGGCCAGCATTTCGGCCTTCTGCTTCTGGATTGCCTCAATCTCCTCGGGAGTACGCTCCCGGATGATCCGCTTGGCGACCCGGATGTCGTCCTTCTCGAGCCAGTCCTGGATCGCCTCACCGAGGTCGATTTCGTACTTGGGCTCCGCAAGCCCGTTCATCTTTATCTCGGACAGGATCGTGATGCGCGCGAGCGCCTTCTGCGCCTCGGCCTGCGGGTCGGTGTCCCCGATGGTCCCGGTGCATTGGAAGAGGAACCGGCCCTGGAGTTCCTCCTTGGTCAGCTTGAGAGGCTCGGATCCTCCCGTGACCCGGATGTAGACCTCAGGGTCACCGTAGCGATGCCAGAGATCGAAGAGATCCTGGAAGACGCCCGCCATGGGGCGGGTGAATAGGAGCCCACGCATGGAAAGCGACTGGCGGGCCTTGTTCTGGATCGCGTTGATCTCGGTGGCCGTGCGGGCGTCGTCGGTGTTCGAGAGCGGGTTGGTGATCCCGTAGTCGGAGCCGCCGAGGTAGTCCTCACCCCAGACGCGAAGCTGGTTCATCTCGTTGTCGAAAACGCCGTCGATGACCTTGAAGTCGAAAGCCGTCACGTCGTCCGGGTGCGTGCAAGGAAGCGCGGATCCAGGCTGCCAACGCCACGAGGACCAGTTGATCCCGCGGTTGGGGCGCACCTTGAACGTGGGCGAGGTCACGATCGAGTTACGGTTCAGCTTCGCCCGATGCTGCGCCGTGATCTCCGCGTCGATGTCGTCGAGCTTCTCAGGCACCCCGCGCGGGGAGTACCACCGCTTCTTGTTCATCTCGAAGCCGATGCCGTGGTACGGCCAGCGCCCGTTGGGCCGGTCGTAGAGGCAGAGCTTGAGCGGGAGGTCGGGAGCGTCGGCTGCGCGCAGAAGGACGCACTTCTGCTCACGCGCTCCCGGCTGCGGGGCGATCCAGCAGGAGGTCTTCCAGACTTCGATCAGGTCGTTGTCGTTGGAGGTGACTCCCTCCTGGAACGCCTGCTGCACCTGGATCCGCTGTGACTGACCAGATCGCTTCGCCGAGCGTCGGTCGAGCATTTCCTTCACCGCGGCCGAGTTGAACTTGTGGTCGGCTGCCTTTGCGCGCACTTCGCGCTCGGTCATGTAGCCGATCTCGGTGATCCTCTCGGTGCGCTCGAGGTCGGTCGTATAGGCCGGCACCACGAAGTCGATCGGAGAGATGGAGCCGATTGCCGGCACGTTCAGGATCACGTCCCGCTTCTGGAACGGCAGCGGCTCGCGAGAGCCTTCGCGCAGCCAGTTGTACACGTCGTCGATGGCGCGCTGATCCATCGGCTCTTCGGGATCGAGGTCGAACTCGCGGTAGATCGTGTCGCGGATCTGCGCTTCGAGTGAATCGAACTCGCGCCTGGTGAGCGCCTTCGTGGCCCCGCCGGTCATCACATGAAGCGCGTTCGCTTCTTTCTCATCCCTCGCCACGACCAGGCGCCGAAGGCGATCCGGGAGACGATCTCGTTCAAGAACGTCCGGAACCTTCCGCGTCTCGTAATGCCAGTAGGTGGAAAGAACTCCACGCCCAGTCTCCAAGCAATCGTCGATGGCGTAGACGACCTCTTCGATGAAGTTTGGCGAGCCGACCTTGACCAGCCAGTCGAACCAGAGTTCGACGTTCTTCACCTTCTTCTGCGACTCGGGATCGACCGCGTGAACGGTAACCGGCGGCTTCGATGCCGAGATGATGTTGATGTACTGCGGTTTGATCTCGTCGATCTTCTTGTCGATCAACGGCATCACGATATTGGACGAGCCGGGCCACGGGAACGGCGGGTCGCGCCACTCCAGGCAGTAGCGGCGCCGGAAGTACTTCTCCTTCGCGGTGACCCACCCCTCGCGGTCGAGGATGTCCTGCCGGGTGCCGCGGTCGATCTCGTCCAGGAACGCCTTGCCCCGAGTGCTGTCCGTCGGGACGAGCTTCTGGTAGGCGACCTCGGGGTGAACCTTCATGGGTGCGGAATCTAGCACCAACTGTCCAATGTGGACAATCTAAGTCCAGTGGCAGATGGTGACCTCTTTGTAGCCCTCGGCGGTCACGGCCTTGAGCCACCACGGGCGGCTCCGGTTGATGATGGCCTTGCTGAAGATCGGCTCCACCCCGGCGTACTTGGCGTTGGCGAGCGTCTGCTGGATGCACTCGTAGTCCGCGGAGTAGCCATCCTCGGGGGTGAACCGCCCGATCAGTTCCTTGGGGCAGATCAGCATGGACCCGGCGAGAGAGCCGAACTGCATCCGTGGTTCCATGGTGTAGTGGTGGGGCATCTCGATCGAGAAGAAGAGCGGCCGGTGGGGGTAGAGACGGGCGTACTCGTCCGCCCGCGAGAGGCTGTTGGCGAACAGGCAGTCGTCGTGGTCGAGGAACCCGATCAGTTCCCCCTTGGCCTGCTCGATCAACACGTTCCTCTGCGGGTTGCCCCAGAGCCCTTTCCGCTCGAACTCTACGAACCGGATCCGGTCATCCTTGAAGCCGTCGATCAGCGCCTTAGCCCGAGGCAGCGGCCCGTCGCTCCCGATCAGCCACTCCCAGTCCTGGTGGATCTGGCCCACCACCGACTCGATGCAGTCCTTGAGGAAGAAGTGCGGGCGACCGGAACCAAGCGGGACATCCACGATCGGGGTAATGAGGGTGAACTTCACGCCGGCACCCCGGCGGTCGAGAAGACCACGGCCCCATGGATCACGTTCATCCACTTTGGCACCGCGAAGGCGTAGACCAATTCCTTCTCCGGCCGCTCGGCGATCAGCTTGATCTTGGTGATGTGTCCGTTACCGCGCGGGTGCTGCACCGGAAGCCGCTTCTCGACAAGCTCCTCAACGGTTCGGTACTTCATGTCCGGGCACAGGAGCTTCTGGCCCTGCGTGCAGGCGAACGGACTGGTGAAGTCTTCCACCGAGCGCCCGGGTAGGTCTTGCATCACCACGTCGAAGACGGTGTGACGCTCCTCGCTTGCTCGGACCACCCCGGTCTTGGCGGGTAGACAGATCCAGCGATCCTCGTCGAAGGACCAAACATCGAACTCTTCGGCCACCATTGCGTCGATGCGTCCGCCAGGACCAGTTACGGCGTGGAACATCCGCTGATCGCCAGGAAACCCTTCCAATGTCACTCCTTCCACATCGAGTCTGGCTGGTGCGGCTCAGCCCGCTTGAACAGTTCGCCGATACCGCCATCGGCTGATTCCCGAAGAACGCAAACGACGCCAACCCCAGAACAGGCGTAGTGGCCCATGGCCCAGAACAGATGGGTTCCTTGCACCGCGCAAAGGCCAGCCTCGGCAAGGGCAAGGCCAAGCTCGTGATGCGTCCAGAGATGCTGGTGGCCTACAGTCACCCCTTCGGACACGACCAGGGAATCCGGGCATCCCGGGTTCCGTACGATGTGATCGGCACCTTCGGCATCGAATGGGATTGAGAAGGCGACCATTCCATCCCTCTTCACGACTCTCGCGCACTCCCGCATGGCGCGCACAGCGGCCTCATGGGTAGCGTGCTCCAAGAATTCGCCCAGCAGGACGCCATCAAACTCGCGGTCTGGAAACGGGATCTCGAAGACTGACCCAGGAATGAAGTTCTTCGGCTTCTTCTTCCCGGTCTTGTAGTAGTCCGGGCGCCTCGGCAGGTCCATGTTGACCACGTCGCCGAACAGATCACCAAGGCCGTGCGGATCGTCGCCGCTAGCTACGTTCAAGATCCTGCCGAGCAGGTTAGCGCAGAACATCACCTGGAACGTGTTGGGCGTCCAAGCAAAGCAACCAAGGGGCATGGTCGAAGTGTGCCCGGCATCTGAAGAGATGTTTCCAACCGCAAGGCTGAACGACTCCGACAGGGTTGGCATTGGCCCATGGTAGATGCTGACGCTGCGAAGGCTCTGCAACGGAGGGTTAGCCAAGTCCATTGTTCCGGTAGATGCGGACCTGAGGTGTGGTCATCGGGTCCATGTAGTGGACAGGGTACACGACGGCGTAGCGGGACAGGTCGGGGAAGTCCTTCCACTGCTCCATCGGAGCTTCCTTGATCCGACCGTCCTTCACCCGGTAATCGCTCCAGGTGTAGTGCTCCATCCCCCGGATCCCGTTGACGCACCGCTCGGTCCAGAAGATACGCGCCGGATCGGCCAAAGCGTCCCGGACGGCGATGTGGCCCAGTTCCACCTTGTCGTCGATCTGGGTGTCGAAGGCGCGGCCACGGTCGTTCATCTCGTCCTCGAGCGTGGCCCCAGTACCGGCCTTCTGGGTGCGCCCGAAGTTGGGGTCCATCAGGTTCCAGATCACGCGCCCCTGGATCCCGAGATCCTTCTCGACCTCGTTCATCTTGTCGAAGTAGTTGTCCACCGACCAGTGCCACTGCTTCGTGCCGTGGAAGTCGAAGTCCGGCCACTCGGCGATCCAGATGATCTCGTCCCTGGGTGTGACCGTGAACCAGCTCATTGCCCACGGCTTGCGATCGTGTGGGTCCACCACGAGGCCGCACGGCCAGTTCTCGCCCTGCTTGCCCTTGCGGAAGAGATCCCAGTCACCGGGTAGGACGTGAATGTTGCGGTCGAACTTCTTGTAGACCCGGCCCATCAGGTGGCGGAAACGGCCATGTTGGCGGGCCTCTCGCTCCTCCTCGTCCAGGCTCTCAACGAAGCGGGCCTTGGCCTCCTCGGTCAGATAGGGCGTGTCCGCGATGTTCACGTTGACGATCGCGTAGCTTTCCCGGCCCAAGCGCGCGATGTCCTTGTCCGAGTCGATGTGGATGGCCTTCTCGTTCGAGTAGACCTGATCGTAGATCCACGGCTCCTTGAGCGGTGTGAAGCTCATGCAGATCGGGGCAGCATGGCGCATCGCCCCGCGCTTGCATCCGATGACGGCGTACTCAGGAGGCGGCTCATCGAAGCCGAAGATGTGGGCGGTGAAGCCCTCCCATTTGTCCTGCTCCTGGTCATAGGACATCATCTTGATTGTGGAGCCGCCAAGATCCTTCGGGAAGCGCAACTTGTGAGTGACGCGACCCTGGAGCTTCTCCTGCTCGACGCCCAGGTAGTCGAGTGGCAGGAGTTCGTTCAGCTTGGGCAGGATCACCTCGGCGTGAGCATTGACGAAGTCCTCGGCGCCGATCAGAGCGCGGATGGGGGCTTTCACCCGATTGCCGCGCAGGTCGATGACGGGTTCACCGCTCCAGAGGTACTCGCCCAAGCACCACGACAGGATCTCGGCCAGGAGGGCCGTGGTTTTCCCGGACTGGTTGCCACCCACGAAGCACTTGATCGGCGCCTTGGCTTCGTGGAACCAGCGTTGCTTTTGATGCGGGACGTACTTCAGCAACTTGAACCGCTGCATCACCTTCCGGAAGGTTTCAGCAACGGCGTCAACTTCCTCTGGCGTTCTCGGTCCCCGCTCCTCGTTGAAAAGCTCCTTCTGGATCGCCTTCGTGATCCGGATGAGCATCGCAAGTACGAGTGGGGACTCGTTCAATCAGAGCGCGGCAACGATCTGGCGCAGGATGGCGACGAGCGGCTGAAGGTCCGTGCGCGTCACGAAATCCCCCTGCCACGGCCCACCACCCGCGAGGTTGTTGGCAAGCGCCGTGATCGCGGAGCCAAGCGACGTGGAGTCCGTCTCGACCGCCGAGATCGCCGCCGCGTTGACGGCGATGGCCGTGGTGCCTGCGGCGATGTTGGCATTGGCGGTGGCGACAGCGATGTTGGTCGTGTCGATGAAGCCCACCGTGGTCGCCATGTTGGCGTCCTGCTCGGTCTTGCCGTAGGTGGTGCTGTACGTCGGGGACGAAAGGGGCATCGAAAGCTCCTAGGAAGAGAGGCGCTGACTCGGCACCATACTAGCTGTCCAACGTAGACGAAAGGGCCAACATGACCTATCGGCTCTCGAACAGCCTCGTGACCTTCCTTTTCGAGACAGACGCCACCACCGGCCTGAAGCTCGTTTCCTTCCAAAGGCTCGCCGGGAACCAGTCCTGGGCCAATGCCGAGACGAACCTCTGGAAGGCAACCGTCTTCGACACCACCTCGGCCGCCCCCTTCTCGACAACAAACCTCACCCCCACAGCGGCCACCTTCTCAGCGCTTCAGGTCGGAAACGTCCTCACGGCCACATGGACCGCAGAGCCCGTTGGGGCTGACGCGCTCACCGTGGTTGTGACCTTCAGCCTGGGCACGGACTGGCTGGAAACGACGATCTCCGCCTCCTGGGTCGGTACTCCCACCGACTACGCCCTGGACTCGATCGGGGCGCTCCCCCTCAAGATCGACCCGCTTAACCGCACCAACGACTTCGCCTGCATGTCCAACGTCTTCGGCGTCCTCTCGAAGGACCCGATCAAGTACCTGCGCTATGACCCGACCCTGAACGGCATCGGCACCCTGTTCGGCAACGGGGAAACCACGAACACCTGGAACTACCCGACCGGCCGCGGCGCCTCCATGGCGGTCTGGGGGTACTACGAGAACACCACCCACGAAGGCTGGATGGTCTGGGCCGAGGACTGGAGCCTTGCCCTGTTCTCCGCGCGCTTTGAGAGCGATGCGACGCGCCTGGTCTTCGAGGTCTTCGAGCCCCAGGAAGACCATGTCCTGGTCGGGAACAACGGCCGGACACTCGGCTCGCAGTACACGTTCTGCCTGAGGCCTCTGCGCACGACCCAGGACCACGGCTGGGTGGACATCGCCAAGCACTACCGCACGCGCCTGGAAGCCTCTTCGCCATCCTGGCTGCCAGCGAAACGCCGGGACCGCTCCGACCTGTCGGACGCCGAGAAGGGGTTCCTACTCCCGGTCGACCTGAGCCTCGACGACAACAACCACACCCTGGGCGATGGCAAACCAGGAGACTTGGCGACCATCCTGGAGTCTCTGCGCACCAACTCCGGAGCTCCTGCTAGCACCCCGATCTTCGGCACCGTCGAGGCTCCCGGCTACCTGCTGCACCGGATCGCCGAGGACCCGACTGGTGACCTTCGCGCCAAACTGCTCGACCTCTACGAAAACCACAACTGCTTTCTCCAACCCTGGTTCCCCCAGATATTCGGACCCGGCGCTGGCAACTTCCTGGCTTCCCGCCAGGGCTCGTGGCCGATCGAGCGATGGGATCAGACTCTCGGTGACTCAGCGGAGCTGCGCTACTGGACCTCGAATGACGGGGTCGGCGCACTCAGGATGTCGCGCAAGGGCTACCTCGAAGGGGGTGGCGTTGATCGCCTGATGGAAGGCTCTGGCGGATACTACCGAGAGCGCAACTTCCCGATCGTTTCCTACGTTCCGTTCGTCGTCACCGTCACCGGCAACCCGTCTACGAGTGGCTTCGTCGACAACATGGTGGCGATCTACATTCCGGCGTCTGGATCAGCGCGCCTCGCGCAGGCCACGGTCACGGCCCTTGGCGTCAACTCGGTCACAGTGGCGTCTCCTGGCTTCGTGGACTCGCTTGGCAACTCGGTCACTCCGCTCAACACCGGCACTCTCGAGGTCTACGAGTACAACACCTTCAGCACGGGCGCCCGCTGTGAGCACGCACAGGTCAACGCCGCGGCCTACTTCGATCGCCTGAAGGTGAACACCACGGTAGGAGGACTCGACGATCACGGATCGTGCGGGATGTACGTCGACGTGTACTCCGAGCCTTCGATGGCCTCGCCGACTCCTGGCTACGAGCAGTGGTGCTACCACGACGACCACGGCTCATGGAGCAAGATCGACCCCGGCTACGTCAACCACCCGCTCGGTGGCGGGCCATGGCACCGCGAGTCAAAGATCACCTACATCAACAGCCTGAAGCAGGCAGCCCGCGACCTCCAGGTTGCACGCGGTGAGACGCCCTTCTTCCACATGAGCTGCGAGGACATCGACGAGACACAGATGTTCGGCTTCGACTTCTGCTGGCACGGCGTCTCCTCGGGACTGCTCTTCCGCAACACGACCGGCATCTTGCCCACGGTCCACCAGTACAAGACGGTCCCGATGTGGGCCGTGGTTCACGCCGGGCGCACGGTCGGTCGCAACCTGAGCCAGGAGGTTTCGAGCGCCGCCCTGATCGGATCAGCCCCGTTCAACCGAGCAGACCTCCACGCCACCATGGGCTACTGGCTCTCCGAGTGGCCCTACGGACTGACGCTGCCGATGCTGTCCATCTTCGAGACGAACACGCAGGGACTCAAAGACTTCTGGGACAACACGCAGTACGCCGACGTGACGCCCGGCGGGATCAGCCTCACGGTGAAGGCGCTGCGCGATCTCGTGGTGCAGTTGTGGACGGCGCACGCTTCATGGCTGCCCGACTACATGCCCTACGGCGAGTTCTTGGCGCCAGCCACCATCGACTACGCGCTAACCGAAGTCACCTCCGGGCTCTCGCAGACCACGTTCACGAGCCAGTATTGGACCTACGACACCATCTACGAGAGAAGCGCCTTCCCGCGCGTGACTCACGGCATCTGGAAGGCAGCCAACGGCAGCGTATGCGTACTGATGCTCAACTGGACCGGATCAATCGCGAGCCTAGGTGGCACCATCGACACCGAGACGGCTGGGCTGGGAGCGCCGGCCTCGATCGACTTGAAGCAGGTCACGCTCGACACGTCGAAGGCATCAGGCTGCTCGGTCACCTTCGACCGCAACACCGCCAAGCTCTACGTTCGCGACATTGCGGCGTTCAGCATGAAGGCGGTCATCTTCACGCCCGCCAGCGGCGCGGCTGCCGCGGAAGCACCGCCCATCACCAACCGCACCGCCAAGGCTCACATGATCCGGATCCGACCGCGCATCTACGGGCGCGGCACTCTTCGAGGACGCGAATGAAGATCCTGTACCTGACCACGAAGGAAACCGAGCACCTTGCCGACGACCTGCTCTACGGCCTGAGGAAAGTCCTCGGCGGGGACGTGGTGGACTGGCCGAAAAAGAGGTCGCTCTACGCGGCCTCGAGAGACGTGCTGAACGTCAGCCGCGACCATGGCCTTGGCTTCAACTGCTTCGGACTGACGGAAGACCCGTGCGACCGGAGGGACATCTACGCCAAGCTCGTGACCGGGTACTTCGACTGGGTGGTGAACTCCTCCTGCTGGAGGATCCAGTCTCCGCTGCACCCGCGCCTGATCGCGGTGGACGGGGAAGACCACCCGATGCTGAATCAGGTGTACCTCCGCGTGGCCGCCCACTACTTCAAGGGCGAGCTGCCGCTGCCGCAGCCTGGGATCTCGCCGCTCCTCTTCTCGCTCCCGGACCACCTCGCCCCGACCGCCCGGCACAAAAAGGACACCGAGATCCTCTCGTCTTTCATGATCGCCCAGCACCAGCCTTGGGAGACTTCCTGCGCCCACATCAGGGTCGAGCTCGCGCGTGCCTTCCCGCCCAAGCACTTCGACTCCGTGGGTTCCTACCTGAACGCCATCGACCGGGCCTGGTTCATGCTCTCGCCCAAGGGCTTTGGCTGGGACTGCCCGAGGCACTACGAGGCTCTCGGGAGAGCGATCCCGTGCATCCAGACCGGGCCGGGTGCGGCTTACGACTTGGACTTCTACTTCAAGGACGGACGGAACTGCGTCACCTTCGAGACGGTGGCCGAGTTGAAGAAGAAGCTCAAGGAACCGATGGACCGCGAGGCGATGCTGGAGCGCGGTCGCTGGGACCTGTTCAACTACCACCTCTCGAGCAAGCGGGCCGAACAGTTCCTGACCGTGCTCGAGGGACTGGGTGAACGCTCGGCCTTCGCCTCAGATGCGCAGCGCGCTACTTGGGCCGCCTTCTTTGGTGCTGCACACCACGCGCAACCCGTGGGTGCATGACGAACGAAGCGCTCGACTTGAACGGCGGATCGGTCGTAGCTGCGACGTAGGGCGAGAGGGTGTTCGAGAACTCGATCCACGGGTTGAGCGCGGTCACCGTCGTCTCGTCTTCAGGCATGTCGCTGGCAGCAGACGAACCGAAGCTGGATGTGGCTCCAGGAGTGGTTCCAGAGGCGTCGGAGTAACCAACTTCGACGACGATGCGGTCTCCATTTTCTGCCGCAACCGAGGTAACCGTATCGCCATCCGCGAAGGTTTTATTGCGCAACCCTGCGGCCGACATGTTGGTCGCGGGACCGTAGGTAGCCACGGCGAACAGGGTGCCGCGCACGACCGACCCGTCCTCGCTCACAACCTTGATGCAAAGCCTGGAACGGGCGGCATCGTTGGACGCGCTCTCGATGCACCGGATCTGGCACTTCACCGTTCCGTCGATCGTGGTGGCGCCGATCTGGTCCGAGACGTACTGCCGGCACAGTACCTCTTCCCCGGCGTTCCAGGTGATCGAAGGACCGTCTGCAATGGTGTCAGCGCCATCCTTGGCGGACAAGAGCTTTCTGCGTTGTGCTCCCGTGGTTGCATCCCACCCAGAATCGAAGGCCAAGGCGTCGAGCGGAGATGTAGTGGCGGACGAGAAGTAGAGGCGAGAGGCCATCAGGATCTCCCGGGCCGCATCCGACCCACGCGCGGCTGAAAGGCAAAGGCTTCGTTGATGGCGCGCTCGATGGAGCCACTGTCCATGGCGCTTCCCATCGAGGCGAGAGACGGGCCACCGCCCAGGCCGTTGATGGCCCAGTTGTCGAGCCACGCCCTGAGCTTGGGAGTCTCGCCCAGATCCTGCCCGACGTACTCGGCGAGGCCCCAGCGTGCCGGCGAGTTAGTGAGGGTGTACGCGAAGATGTCCGCGTAGTGCATCAGGGTCCGGATGCCGCGATACGCCATGTCGTTCAGTTGCAGCCGATAGGCGTCGTACATCCGAGAATCGCGAGAGGCGGTGTTGAAAAGTGCCTGAAGCGTCTGGTCCGCGGTCCATGCCCCAGTCGTGATGAGGGCGCCACCACCCTCGTAGGATTCCATGGGCTTGCCGTAAGCAGCGATCGACGCCATGGCGGTATCGAGCACCGCGAGGCGCGCAGGCCGCTCGAGTGCGATGTCGGTGAAGACGTGGTCAAGCGTCGTAGGCTTGCGGCCAGAGGGGTTACCCGTAGGGGAGCCAACCGTGCCCATGAAGTATGTCGTGACCGAGAGCGAGTCCACCTTCCCGTTGTCCGAGGTGTGGAAGTTCATCGCCTCTTCGAGGACGGATGGCACCGTCAGCTGACCGGCCAGAATCCGCACCAGGCGCTCGGTTCCGCCGAAGACCGCCGCCACGAGATCGAAGATTTCGATCGAGCGAACCTTCTGGAAGCGGTGGCGGTTCTGTGTGTCGTTCGAGCCGAGCCCGAGCAGGGCGCCTTGGTCCTTGCAGTAGTCGAACTGGCCGGAGAACTGGCCGTTCCAGATCTCGTTGCTGTACTCGATGTAGAGCTTGAGGCCTGGGTTGAGGCCGGCAGCGAACAGGGTGGCCGCCTGCGTGACGTAGTCGTCGTCGGCCATGTGCGGTACGCACCACCACGCCGAGCAGTTGGCGAGGTTGCACAGCTGGATCATGTGCTGGACGGCCATCCCTCGAGCGAGCCCGGTTGCCTGCGCCGAGGACGCCGAGTTCTGGGTGAAGTAGGTGACGGTCGGGCGGTTGGCCCATAGTTCCTGGAGGCTGTCGTTGGTCCCGGCCGGGTCCATGAAGCGGATGATCGAGCCGGCGGACCCCATCCACGCGGCATAGGTCGGGTCGATTGGCTGGGTCGAGAAGGTGGCGAGGAAGGACGAGTGGACGACCTTGATGTTGCGGACGTGGTTCGGGGAGGCACTGGAAGACGTGATGACGAAGAGGATGCCCGTGTCCGAGGGAGTGGTGACCGTGAAGGTCCCGCCGGTCGTGTTGATCGTGGCGGTTGCGTCCCCGGTGATGTCGATCTGCCCGGTGCCGGCGAAGGTGACGGTGTAGGTGCCGGCGAGGTAGTGGCCCTGGGCATTCGTCCAGAGCCGCGTCTGCACCGGCCAGTCAGCGGTCGGGAATCCGTTCGAGTCAACCGCGGTGGGGGAGCCCGGAACCGAGGGCGCGAACCAGGTGTCGCACTCCTTGAAGGAGTCCTGGAAGGTGCGCTTGGGGATGTGGCGGGCGATGTGGTTCGCGTTTACGCCACGCAGCGCAGTCGGCATCGGTCGTCCCTCAGGGCTTCAGGAACCAGCTTGTACAGGTTGGATCCCCCTTGAGGGTAGCGCGGAGGATGCTCGCGAGCTTCTGTCCTCCGGTGAAGGTCAGGTGGATTCCATCGCCGGCACAGTCGGTCGGGCACAGCCACGTCAGCCCGTCGCTCCTAGGCACCACCCCGTTGCTCCAGAGGTAGGCACCCCAACTCAGCCACGGTGCGATCGAGAGGTCGAGGTCGGGATCGCCCGCGATCTGCGCCTCGATGACCTGCCGCACGGCGAAGGCTTGCTCGTAGGCGAATGGCTCGTCGAGCGTGGTCTTCTGCTGCGCGTAGCCCATGAACTGGAGTGAGTCGAGATAGGCGATTTTCAGGTTCGGGAAAGCGGCCTTCGCGTTGTGGAGCATGTCGCGCCAGAAGCCTTCCCCGACCGCGACGTGGGCCGGGAAGCCGCCCCAGTTGGCGGGGTAGCGCAGCGCCTCCATGATCCAGCAGACCTGCACCTGCGCCGCGGTGCATTGCGCGGCCGCAAGCGCGGCCGGCAGGTTCACGGTCCAGTAGGCGGCGCCGGGATCGGCCACGAGGTCGAGCGTCTGGCCGAACTGGCAGGCCTCGACGTACCGGAGCTTCGTGTTGTTGAGCGTCGGGTCGGCGAGGCACTGCTGCCGGAAGGCGGTGAAGAGCTGCTCGGCGTTGGACATCCCGAGGCCGACGAAGCCGATCTTCCCGTTGACGGAAGGCGTGCCGTTGGCGAGGCGCGGGGTGACGAGGAGCGACTGGGCAACACCGACGAGCTCGTGAGCGACCGGGCGCGCGTTGCCGCCTGGGTAGAGCCCGCCCGAGTAGCCGATGGCGTAGTCGGTCGTGAGGTCGTTGATCGGCGTCAGGCCAACGTCGTCGTTTCCGCAGTCCGAGGCGATGGCGTACCCGAAGAAGAACGCGAACAGACCGGCAGCGAGCTTGAGCATGGTCAAGAGATCCTCCCCAAACGACCCGACCAGCCGGTCCCACATTGGGGGGCGAGATCACCGGCCAGTCGGGCGTCACCGAACGAGAAAAGAACCAGGACGGCGCAGGAAGAAGGAATGGCTGAAGCGAGCGGGTTGGGTAGTGGGTCCCATGCCGTCCTGGTTGCAGGTGTCACGCGTCTTTCTTGTGATGCGACCGCTTCTCGGGCGGCTCGTCCTTGATGATGTCCGGATGCCGCTTCTCCAGCATCACGCGCAAGTCGGCCACCATCTTGGTCGCGGCGTCGAGCTTGCGTTCCTGCTCGGTCCAGCGCGAGTTGCCCTGCTTCTCGACTTCCTTCACCGTGAAGGCCGTCTTGAGCGCGATGATGGCGCCAACGACGGCGGTGAGCAGCGTGCCCCAGGCAATCGCATCGGATGGAGTCATGCGGTCACGTAGCTGATCTCGCGGGCGTTCGCGCGGGTGATCTCGTAGTCCTTGGCGGTGGACTCGCCGTTCTTCTTGCCCTTGAACTTGACCACCACTTCGCCCTTTTCGAGCGTCGAGGCGTCCCCCGAGGCGATGACGTAGGTGTCAGTTGAAGTCGGGCTGCCAGCCCAGACCACGGTTACGGTGATGTCACCTGCCGGCATGAAGCACCTCCAGTTTTCGATCAACCGCTGCCTTCTGGCAGTAGCCGAGCGTGAGATCGAGCTTCTCGTTCATTCGCACCAGCAACTCCCCGGTCGTGGTGGAGATGTTGGCGATCGTGTCGAGTGACTCGGCGATGTCGCGACCCTGATCCGAGGACTCGCGCATCCGCCTCAGAGAGGCCGGGACGAGCATCCACGCGCTCCACGCCACGATGGCAAGGAATCCAATCGGCGTTCCGACCTTCACCGCGAGGTCAACGAGCGCGATCGTCTCGGTGGTCATCCGACTTCACTCAGATAGTCCCAGGCGCCGGTCACCTGAAGCAGCCAGACGATGACTGCAACGATGACGACGATGTTCAGGATCTGCTTGATCGTGCCGTCCATGGGGATCTTGGAGTTGACCAGCCACAGGACCAACCCGACCACGACGAGGACGATGCAGATCTGAAGGAGCGGGATCGCGAGTAGGACCATGGACAACTCCCCTACGGCGCAACGATCTTCTTCTGCTCCAGGAGCACGATCTGAGATCGCAACGTCTCGACGGATTGCCGCAGCGTAGCTATTTCGACCTGCTGGGCCGCCACCTGCATTTGGCAAGTTTCGTGGCGCTGGTTGCCGGTTTCGATCTTGGTCTCGAGCAGCTCGATCCGCCGGTCGCGCGCCTTGATGAGGTCACGCATCTCTTTGAAGAGCCCCCTCTGCTCCTCTCCGGTGAAGGTCGAGCGGTCGCGTTGCCAGCGCAGGAGGAAGGTGGTGAGGGATCCGACGATGGCCCCGGCTGATCCGCAGATGAGGCCGACGCTCGTGGAGTCCAACCCCATGTCGAGCGCTAACACGATTCTGCCGTGCCTGGAATGACTCATCCTCCCCAGGAGAGCAAGTAACCGGCCGGGAGGGTTTGCCGCGAGGAGAATCGTGCCCGGACTCTCCAGCCTCCCGGCCAGCCAGAAGGAGCCTTACGGGGTGGGCGGCTGCTGGACCTGATCGAGGTCGCCGGCAACCGTGGTCAGGTCGGCGATGATCGTGTCCGCCTCGGCGTGGGCGGCATCGACCTCGGCCTGGGTCATGCCTTCCTTGATCGAGTTGTGGAGGGCCTGGACGGCATCGCGGGTCTCTCCGACCTCACGCTTGACCTCGGTGACCTTGGCACCGATGGCCGTGATCTTGGCGAGGAGTTCTTTCTCGGTAGCGATGACTGTCTCCATGAGCGATTCGAGCCTTCCCAGCAGGGAGAGCTCCGGAAAGTGGACGTAGACATCCAGGCGCATGGTCGGTCAGCGTACACGCTTCTAGTGCAATGTGTACAAACTACGGTGGAACCCCCATTGACAGCGGGGGAAAACATCGGCACGGGCGGTGCATGGCCCGAGCGCGCCTGAGAGAACGGCAAAAACGTTGACGGCTCGAAGGCAGTGGCGCCCTGTGTTGCTCGTTTCGAGATTGCCGTCTTCCTCCCCAACCCGCGGCAGTCCGATTGCCACCGAGCCAGCGCGGGGTGCCCTTCTTCTTCTATCCGCGCTCTGCCCCGCCGGTACTCGCAATCCAAGCCCTCCCCAGGGGAGCGAGTTGTCACCCGGCGGCGGCAGGGTCTTCTAATGCCCGCCTGAGACAGCAGCGCCCCCAGCATTTCTGCCGGAGGCGCGCCGTGGATCGCAGATAGCGGCAACGTCACGGCAAATCTGGACGATGCTGCCGGCGGGTTCCACGAAGAAGTCTACCGAAAAGGACCGCAGCCCGCCGGCGCGCTCTTGACGAGGGCCATGCGGGCTGCGACTATCACGAGTGCGAGTCAGTGATGGTCAGAAGGCTACGGCCTCCTACCCGTCACGGCAAGTCCGGGCCGACGGCTCGGCATGAACCGGAGAGACAGCCGGGGACGAAAGCGGGGAACCCCGGGTGTGCCCGGGAGAAACCAACGCCTCGTGAAAAGACGGGCGGTCCGCGCCGGACAAGCTGTGAATGCAGCCCCACCGGAAGACAGACCACGAGGACCAGGCTCCAGACGTACACGCGGGACCCATACCGGGGATGGCGTCTACGGGGAGAAGGAGACACCCTTCTTCCCTTCACCACCGTTCCGCCTCCCACCCAAGGATGGGTCGCAAGACAGGAGTCGAACATGGCAGTACTGACGAAGGAGATGCTGAAAGCGGGCCAGTCGCGACACGGAGGATGGAGCAGGGCGCAGGTGGCACTGCTCGGTGTCAAGTGGCCGCTCTTGCGGGGCTGGCAGCGGGAACTGATCGGGATGTTCGTGTCGGACGAGACGGTGGACGAGTTCGTGGCGATGAAGGATCTGCATCTGAAGCCGAAGTACGGCGCCTTCCATCCGAAGGTATTGCGTCGGATGGGAACGAGATTCTGAATCCTGATTGGGACCCGTGCGGTACTCCGCATGGGATGCATGGAAGAGGTGTTGGCCAATGAAAACAGAAGCCGAGAGAGTCGCCAGAAGGCGGTGGAGAAAGACCCCCAACGGTAGGGATCGGCAGCGAGAGCAGAACGCTCGGTGGAGAAGGCGTCCTGGTGGACGGGCTAGCAGAAAGAAGTCAAAGGCCGCATGGATCCTCAAGAACCGGGAAAAGCATCTGGCTCAGCGCTCTCTCCAACGCGCTGTCAGCACTGGTTTGATCAAGAAGCCCGACCGATGCAGCGCTTGCAACGAAAAGGGAAACATCCACGGCCATCATCGAGACTACTCGAAGAGGCTGGAGGTGGAGTGGCTTTGCGAGCTATGCCACGCCGCCCTGCACTTCACGAAGTTGTCGGTGGCGTCTTAGTTGGTCTGGGCGAAGCCCAGGTATGGAGCCGGTGATGAACGAGAAGATTGCCGCGATTTCGCGCCTTCAACCTGGATGGGATTCCTACGGAGCGCCTGCGATCTCGGCCAAGGCCGTAGAGGTTGCCGACAGCCTTGTCAGGTTCCTGCACGAGATCGGGGCCGAAGAGCCGGCAGTGGTTCCAACGTCAGGTGGCGGGATACAGCTCGAATGGCATCAGGGAGACTTCGACGTGGAGATCAACGTACGGCCGAATGGATGGGCCGCGATCAGCATCGAAGACGTGTCGATAGAGCATGGCGTTCTGTGATGGGTGTCATGAAAGCCCTCGCCACTCCACGCCCCGATCGCGGCGCCTTCACGGACACCAGTGATCCTCGCTTCACCCCCTCCTGCACGCGCTGCTGGGAGGGCTTCCTGGTGAAGTGGGCGCGCTGCTGTAGCTGCAAGGCGGGTCGGAAGCGGGCCTACCGCATGGCGCTGGCGACCGCGGCGGACAAAGAGCAGGAGGAGCGGGCGATGGCGGCGCGGGGAAGACGCGGCGGTTTCTCGGTACTGGGGGAGCTGCTGCGTTAGGCGAAGCATTCCGGATGTGCCGCCTGGAACAGTGCCCACGTCTGGAACAGCACCTTCTTGTACATCACCTGCCCGAGCACGTCGTTGGTCCCGACCGCCTTGAACTCCCTACAGGAATCCCAGACCTCGATGGCGATCGTGTGAGCGCCGGGGTGCTGGATGATCTGGCTGTCCTCGAGGATGAAGAGCCCGCACTCGGCCACGCGCACGTTGGGGCGCCGTGCTCCACCGACACCTGGGAAAACCTTTCCGACCTCGAACGAGCAGCCCTTCACCCGGACTTCCTTGGTGCCTCCGGGATGGGCCATGTCGCCAGCACCGGGCTTGCTCTCGCCGCCAGAGTCCACGACGAGGCAGCCGGTGATGTTCTGGTTGAAGGGCGCGGCAAGCCTGGGATCGCAGCCGAGCTGCACCGTGCAGTTCTCGAGCGAGATCGTGGAGTTGGGCATCCCGCCGCGGAAGGTGTAGGCCGAGCCGCCACCACCCTGGCCGAGGCACACGTCGATCACGAGTTCGCGGGCGATGGTGACGTTGCCCTTGCCCTCGGGCATCGGGGTCGTCGTCTCCTTCATCCGGTTCACGATCTGAAGGGCGGTGCGACCGGTGTGCTTGACGGTCGTATCGGAGAAGGCGTGGTTGCCCTGGATGTTGTGCAGGTAGCGGGCGTGCTCGTCCCAGCAGGACCAGTACTTGGAGCCGACCTCGGACCACTTGGCGGTCAGGTAGTGGTGGGCGAGCCACTTGCAGTCGTAGCGCCAGGCCGGGTCGTAGGCGTCACCGAGGCCATGGATCTTGCAGTCCGCGAACGAGACGGCCTTGGCGCCCGCGGGGCCCTCGGTCTTGATGCCGGCCCTGTCATCGGCGGTGACGTCGAAGCCGTCGAAGTAGACATCGCCCTGCCCGCTCTTCAGCAGGATCGAGTCCGTGGAGCCCACGGTCACGTCGCGGTCGATGAACACCTGACCGGGGAACTCGGCGAGGAAGGCGATGGGCTGGGAGCCGGCGGTGCGAGGCGACTTCTGGAGCTGGAGGCGGCGGTACTTGCCAGAGCGCACGAGGATCTGGTCGCCGGGCTTGGCCTTCTTCCACACGTCGTCGAAGGGCGTCATGGTGCCGACGCGCGGCTTGCCGGCGGGCGTGTAGCCGGAAGGATCGAGGACGAAGGCGGGTGAACTGGGCATCGAGAGCCTCCCCGTGAGCCACTGGACGAGGAGGAGGTTAGCGATATGGCGGTCCCGAGGAGAGTCGAACTCCCGTTTCCTGATCGACAATCAGGCGTCCTTGCCGCTGGACGACGGAACCATGGGTTGGGTTACGGGAGTCGAACCCGTCTGCACGGCTTCACAGGCCGTTGCCTCTATACCGCTCGGCCAAACCCAACGTAGATCAGCGCTTTTCGGCGAGCAACTCTAGGCATTTGGCAACGGATGGGTCGATGGCAGCGTTCCCGCAGCCTCCGAAGCACTCGACCCGGATGTGACCGAGGCTCCAGTCGGTGTAGACCTTGAACTTGGTCCCGCCGCACTTCCCACACCGATACGGCTCACCCACGGCATCCTCCTAAAACCCCGCGCCCACCCGTACCGCCGGGACAGGCAAGATGGGCAGGCACGGGGGCGGCCACGCGGCCTATTCGATGTTTCCTTGGCCGGCCCACGAGTTGGGATCGCGGCGGGTGGACTTCTTCTTCGCTCGACGCCTTCGCGGGAAGCACTGCTCACGGATCCAGGCCGAGCGGGTGATCCCGAGGCGCAGCGCCCACTTGTCGATCAGGTTGATTTCCTTGACCGAGAACTTGAGCCCGACGTACTCGGTGCGAGGATGCTTGGTTGCGCTTGCCATTCCACAAGTGTACGGTAAACTTTGTTGAACGCAAGTAACCACGAAGCAGGTTCAGCGGGCGCGTCTCGTCACCAAGCCGAAAGGCATGGTCAGGGAGTGCCAGAGCTAGCAGTGCATCGACCCGCTGGACGCAGCGGCGAGCACACGGCCCCCGATAAGACGAGCCCGTTCAGCCTGTCTCGCGGAAACCAACGAAGGAGATCAGATGGCTCGATACCGGATGGCGTTCGACACGATCGAGGAGGCGCAGGCGTTCATCACCGGCAGCCCCTTCAAGAACGAGCACTACGAGATCCACGTCGTCTTCGAGAACGACCGGCTGGAGCGGATGCGGACGCGCAGCGCGGCCCCGGTGAAGCGGAGGAAGAAGGCGGTGGAGCCGGAGATCAAGTCCTCGGTGGTGGACGTGACATGATGCCGGAGATCAACGTCTGTGAATCGGCGCGGCTCACGTTCGCCGAGTGCGAGGCGATCAACGCGATCTACGACCAGTTAGATAAGGGCAGCCTGCTATCGACCGCGCTGCACAAGCTGCGCGTGCTGGAGGCCGTGGCGTTGAAGTCTCAGGTGGCCAGCGAGGCCGAGAAGCCGAAGGGGCCGACGCTCCAGCAGATGGCGGATGCTGTGGACCGTAGCGGCACCTTCTACGGTCAGGACTTGGCCCCACACAAGGCCGCCTCGCAAGTCCTGCGCAAGCTGGACGAGTGGTTGCAGAGTGCTCATCCGAAGCCGGATAACTGGGTGAGCCACAACATGCGTCTGCGTCGACACCTCGGCTTGCCAGAGATCCTCCCATGATCCCCCACACCGCCTGCTCGGTCTGCGGCCGGTGGTCATCCGTGCCGGTGTGCGAGGTGTGCCAGTTGGTGGCGCTGGTGGCGGAGGCGGTGCCGTGGGTGAAGAGCATCCCCGAAGAGGGTGGCGTAGCGTTTCGGATGCTCGACGAGCGGTGCTCAGAGATGGAGTCCTGGCTCGCCCGCGCGGCAGCGGTGGTGGGGAGCGAGGGTCGCGGGAATACCGCGCCCAAGGTGGAGGAGAAGCCGTGAACGAGGACTTGGAACGCGACATCCGTGATGCGCTGAAGGCAATTGCCGACGATGACAAGTTCAACGAACTGAAATACCTTGTCAGCGAGGCTGCCAGGATGCTCTTGGAAGAGGTGACTGGATACCCCGAGCCTGGATCCATCTTTCCGTGGTGCAAGAGGGCAAAGAAGGCCCTTGGAATCTCGTGACCAAGCCACCTGACCTGTTCTCCTGGCCGCCACGGGCCGGCAAGCTGGACCGGAAGCCGCGGCAGAAGAAGGGCCTGGAGTGGAAGCCACCTGATCCCCGGAACTACCATTGGAACCCGGGCCAGATCGAGCACCGGCCCGGGACGTACTGCCACTGGCTGCTGGAGTTCCGTGCGATCCTGTGCGACCCGCAATACGACGAGGACCTGAGCCGTGAAGACGCGGAAGCCGAAGCCTCCCGGAACCTTCCCGACCGTCAAGACCAGCCCGTGGGCGAAGGGTCGCAAGCAGGCCAGACATCGCTTTCAGCTCTGGAGCAACGAAGTCTGGAAGCAGTTAGAAAAGATCGCCGACAAAGGCGGAAAGAAGGCCCCGTTCAAGGGCGAAGTCCTGCACCTGATCTGCGAAGTGAACCTGCGCCTCTACGGCAGACCGTGAGGCACAAAGCCGGTCCCCGCTGGATCCACCCTCCTCCCACCCGACACCGAACCCCCACGAAAGAACCCTGAGTTAGTGTTCTGTACGCCTTGCGCTCGACTTGACACACTCGCTACCGTGTCGCAACCTTCTGGTCCAGTCCGATACGGAGCAGTTCTCTTCTCCGAACGAAGCTTGCTCTTCCCCACGCTTCGCCCCCAATACTCGCTGGGGTCCATGTTTGGGAAGAAGACGATGGACCCCAGTCCCCATACTGGGGGACCTTCTCCCCCAGCCCCCTGCTCCAATACCACGTTTCATATGAAACCATCGGCTCTCTAACCGCACATAGGATCAGCAAACCCTTTGGGAGCGCGCCGGGTCCTGAGTCAATACCGCACACACCATTCACCCCGGGTGTGGGGACGCCGTGGGTCCTGAATGATGACTGTGCGCGCGCGTTCACCCGGGGGTGCCCCCCTACCCCTGCTCCCGGAGGGCCTTGGCGAGTGCCTGAGCCATGGCGTTGGTGCTACCGGCCGCCTCGTGGGCCTGGCCGGAGCTCACGATCAGGGCCGCACACTCGAGCCCGGCCCGGGCGGCAGCTGGCTCTAGGTGCCCAGACAGCACTAAGGCCATCACGCCTTGACGGAACGCTGACAGCTGTTTGGGGTCGGTCAGGTCGAGGACCACGAGGGCGGATACATCGGGCACGATGCGTCCTGCGTTGGCGGCGTTAGCGCCCTTGACTCGGGCGGCGTGTACTTCGGCTGCCCGGGCAGGATCGTGGAACAGGCAGTAGGGCGAGGTTGGTGTGTGGGCAGCAGCACAGGGCTTACCGAGCTTGGTTCTACCGGCGCAGCGATCGGTGGGTGCGAGTACGGTGGATGCCATGTAGGGCACTCTAGCGCGGTAGTGAACGCAGGTTCGCAGGGATCGCGCGCGCGACATTAGCCCGGGAGAAGGCGGGTTTTGTCGGGTCGATCCGTGTAAGAACGGGATAAAGCTGCGCAGCAACGGTGCGCGATTGTACAAAGCGACCCATGGGATTGGGTCGGGTTCGGCTCATTCCTCGGGAAAGGGCTTTGGCATCGGTGTTGCGCAGTGCCATGGCGTTCCGATCGTCTCTCCCGATCTTGGAGCCTGCCATGCTGAACCGTCCCTGCCAGTCCTGTGAGCCGTCCCGGATCAACGGCGTCTTCTGCCACGAGCAGGGATGCCCGGACGCGTGGCGCACCGAGCTGCGCGAGTGCAAGGAGTGCGGCTCCGAGTTCCGCCCCGAGCATCGCCACCAGCGGCTCTGCTGCCACGGCTGCGACGTGTTCTACTCGGGGTTGTCCTGCCACTGCTCCGAGTGCATCGACTTCGCCCCAGTGTCCTAGTCCCCGTTCCGAGTCCGAGGTTTCTCCCTTCGGAGTCCGCCATGCTGCACCAAGACGTTCGCCCCGGTGACCGTGTCCGAGTGTCCATCCACGGGGTGGAGCAGGTAGTCAAGGTCATTGCCTGCCACGGGCTAGGCACGCTCGACGTACAGACCGCGGACGGATCCTGCTACCGCTGCTCCGGGCTAGAGACGGTGGCGCGTGCTGCCCCGGCCCAGTCATAACCCCGTCCCTCCCTCCTCTCCGAGGATTAAGACCATGAACGCAATGGAACGCCGCTACGTTCGCTGCAACGCTCGCCTAGCACGCGCAAAGGATCGCCATGCAGCGGTAGAGGAAGCGTTGCACCTATCCAACGGCTTCACCGTCTGCCGCATGTACAAGCGCGCCTTGAGAACTCGGACGCTGCTCGTTGCCGCAGAGAAGGCCGCACGCTCTACCGCCCATGCCCTTTGCTTCCCCGTGGCGCAGGAAGGGGGGCGCAAGTGAGCGCCAAGCAAGCGCACGGCACCGGCTCCCTGGACGCGATGGACGGCATCCGATGGGGCGAGCAAGCCCTGTCCGATGCGCTGGGGTGGCAGCTTGCCAACGGCCACGCTGCACCAGGGTCCACGCAAGAGGCCGCGTTCCGCGCCGGGTTCCAGGATGGATGGCGACAAGCACTCTCAACGCTCAAGCTGCACGGCGTCATCGCCACGTTCGATCGCCCCGCGTCCGACTGGGAGTGGAGGCGCTGCGACATCCCGGCATGTAACTGCGGCGACAAGCATCGTCACTGGATCGGTAATGGCGAGGCACCGAAGGCCCTGCCTGGAACGCTCACCTAACCCCACCCGCCGGCTTGCCGGCGCTCTCTCTACTCCAGGAGAACGACATGGCCAAATGCAAAGCTGTCCCAGTGAAGACCCTGTTCAACGCTGACGGCACCGTAGCCCGCATGATCGACGGGCCGTGCCTGTTCTGCAACGAATGGGTGGAGGTAGGCCGCGAGGAAGCCGGCTCAACCAACCCGCTCGATGCCGCATGGCGCACCAAAAGCGGCGACTACGGATGCCGACGGTCACCCGAGTCGAACGACGAAGGCAGCGGCGACCACTTCCGCCCCTACGACGCTGCACGGCTCCTGCTCACCCAGAAGACCACTTGACCCGCTGACGATGGCCCGAGGAAGGGCCGAAACGCCCCAAGGGGCGTCCGGGTACTCCAATGCTCCAAGGAGAATGACCGTGGCAGCCAAGAAACGCTTTGAACATTGGTCAGACGATCAACCGAGCCTGTTCGTGAAGCGGCTCAAGTTCCGCCTCGGTGGGTCGCGTGCGTGGGAACTCCTATCTGACCCCATGCGCCAAGCCTTCGTCTCGGACGAAGCGTTCTCCGTCATGCGCTCACAGCACGCCGAGGACGTGAAGGTGGCGGCCATGCATGAGCTTTGGATGGCGATGATGGTCGAGGCCGGGCTCTTTGAGGTGGAAGAGCCGTCCGAAACAGCCGCTGGGCACGAAAAGCAGGCAACCTGACCGACGCACTGGCTCCCGAGCCAGGGAGACACTTGCCGGTCAGTGGCGTCAAGACCGGCGCTTTTCTTCCCGCTCGCTCGCGAGCAACTGGAGACGAACCGATGTTCGACACGAAGGACCCGCCCGCAGTGTCCACGCACCCGCGCGACGTTTGCATCCGCGCCCTTGAGACCTATCGAGGCGACAACCTCTCTCGCGCTCGCTGGGCGTTCAAGGGCACGCCACCCGAAGACATGCAGAAGGAGTACGGGCAGAGCGGCCAGACGCGCGCAGCGATCCTTGCGGGCTACGAGCAACACGACTCCGAGGTCGCTGCCGCGATTGCTTGGGTGAAGTCCCGATGACCACCCCCAAGGCCCGCGCGGACGGGATGACGCTGCAGCAGGCGATCGACCACTTGAGAGGGTCCGCCTCGGTGCTCGAGGGCACGACCGCGATCCTGCCTGCAGCAGTCGCCATCGTCCTCGCCCAGCTCGCCGAGCGGGACGCGGTGATCGAGAGGATGCGGGCCGTGCTGCAAGAGGTCTACGACAGCATCCCAGCTACCTACGACGAGAAACACCCGCTCGTGATACGTCACGCAATGGCACTCAACGCAATCCCTGGCGCACTCTCCGCGCTCCAACCTGGGGACCTCGCATGATCGCGCTACTGCTGTCCTGGCTCGCCGTGGCCTGGTTCCTGGTCTTGGTTGCATCCGCCTTCCCGTGGACGCCGCCCAAGTGTGATCGGGACGCGGTGGCCGAGTGGAAAGCGAGGCAGGGCCGATGAGCTTCCCCACCGATGGCGTCTGGACCGTTCTCCCGCATCGTGCCAGCGACGACTTCGTGGCCGAGCTGTCGAGCGTTGCATCTGGCCGGAAGCGTTCGTGGTGGCAGCGGTTCGTGGCGTGGCTCAAGCGCAAGGCGAAGGGAGGTGGCTGGTGAGCAGCGAAGCCTACGACAAGGCCGTGAAGCAGATCGTCAACCGTGCGCCCGACGCCAACGCTGCATCGGACGAAGGGTGCCGCCTCTGCAACGACGAGGAAGAGGTGCCCGCCAACCTCGCGGAACAAGGTGGACGTCGCGTCATTACCTGCGCTGGCTGTGGCAGGCACTTACTCGACGACCGCAGGGACCAGACCCCGCGCGGCAAAGCGATCCGAGCCTTGATGCAATCATGGCTCTACGACGACACTGGCGCGGGATATCGCAGGCTCCAAGGTCATCCGGCTCTCATCGCCCGCGCCTACGACGCCGGATTCCTCGCCGGCCAGCGCGCGCTCGTGGACGAGCTCGGGCCGGTGCTCGAGAAGGCCCGCAAGGAGGCGCGCGGTGCCTGACCGCCGCCGCCTCCCCAACCAAGGCCGCCAGATCACCCGCGTCCTCGCTGCGCTCACCTACGGGGCTCTGACCTCCGTGGAAGTCTCCCAGCGCACCGGGATCTCGGTGAGGCTCTGTAGCGCCTGGCTCTCCAAGCTCGGTCGCAGGCGCATCGTGGACCGGACGCTTGAGCGACGACAGGGCAAGCGCGGACGGCCCGCCGTCGTGTGGGTGCAGAGATTCTCTCTCTAGACCATTGCGCAGCAACCTCGCGCAAGCTAACGTATCCCGTGTGAAGTGGATCGGAGAAGCAAGTGCCCAGACATCATGCCCGGTTCTCAAGCCTCGAAACGCCGCTCGGCAAGCGCGTGCGCGCCAAGGCCAAGAAGGACGACCTCACCCTGCTCGAGGTCTGCGCCAAGCTCGGCATCTCGAACAGCACGCTGCACCGGATCATGGCGGGGCTGTTCATCGGCGGTGAGGCAACGCAGAAGGTCAACGACTGGCTGGAAGGAAGGTGACCGTGAACAAGCAGTGGGAGAAGGACTTCGAGGCTGGCTGGCACGCCCACGATGGATCGGTGCCTGGAATCCTCAAGGCAGCGATCAAGGAAATCTACGGGGTTGCACGCCAAACCCAACTCGCTGCCGACTTGAAGATCGCCGACAACTACGCCGACGTGGTGGACGGAGTCGATGGCCCTTCGGCCAACCTCGCCCTCACCATCGCGTCGGAGATTCGTGCCCAGTTGGACTAACGAAGGGAGGCCGCGATGTCGAAGGAAGAGCGAAAGAAGGAGCGGGTTGAAGTGCTCCGCGAGGAAGCGGCGTATGCGCGGCAGTGGTTCTCATGGATTCAGGAGCCCAAGGACGACGAGGATCGTCGCGCTTGCCTCCTGCTGGAGTTGCGTGGGTTCATGTGCTGCGTCGGGCTGATGCGCCGTGTTGCCGATGGTATGCGCAAGGAACAAGCCCATGTCTAGCTACGACGACTGGAAGGCCACGGACCCGGACGAGCCGCTCTCGGATTGCCATGAGTGTGCAATCTGCCACGAGCACATCGCCGAGGACGAGGAGTACCTTTTCTGCAAGTGCGGCAAGGACGTGTGCAACGAGTGCAAAGAGATGCACGTTGCCGAGCACTTCAACGAGATGTCCATATGAACGGCCAAGAAGCCCGCATCGTGGTCAACTGCTGGTGCTGCCATGACACGGTCAAGGACGAGGACGCCTTCTACAGCGAGGAGGACTTTGCTCTTCGCGACTGGTGCGATGCCGACATCGTGATCTCCGGCATCTGCTTCGATTGCCTCGCGCAGGACTCGAACTATCGGGGAGTGGTGCCATGCCAGAGATGACCGAGATCGTGTGCCGCTACTGCGGGGTACGCCTGTACTGGGATGCCTCGGAATCAGACCCGCCCGCCAAGGTGGTTTGCTGGGATTGCTCGGAAGACGAAGCGTGCGCGAGGTGGGAGGATCTCGGCAAGGCTCGGCGCGAAGATGCCGTGATCGAGCGAGGCATCCGGCAGTGGGAAGAAGCAGCGGCCGAGATTCGCGCCATGATCCACGACGATGAGCGCCGGTCGTGAGCGTCAGCAAGGAACTGCTCGAAGCCCTCGCCGTGACCGAGCGGGCCGAACTGTTCCTCGAGCTCGATGCGGAGACAGGGCTTCAGTTCTTCTTGTGGGCCGAGAAGCATCACCCAGAGATGATCGAGAGCCTGCCGGCGTGGGATGTCGTGCGCCGGTATGTGCTCAAGACCGGAGAGATCCCGGTCGGTATCGCCGTGCGCGAAGTGCCCAACGCCGCGCACGATTCCTACTACCTCGAACAGACCGAACCAACGAAGGAGGAAGCAAGTGGAACCAGTGAATGAGATCGCCGCTGCGCTCGCCGCAGCTCAGGCCGAGATGCAAAACCCGCCTCTCGACGGCGTGAACCCGCACTTCAAAAGCAAGTACGCCACGCTGGCCGGGGTGAGGAACGCCGTGGTGCCGGTGCTCGCCAAGCACGGCATCGCCATCACCCAGGCACTCGTGACCCGCATGAGCACGGTCAAGGAGCGCGACGAGGCCGGGACCGACGTCGAGGTGCCGATCATCATCGTAGGGGTGATTACCGAACTGCTGCACACCTCGGGGCAGCGGCTCACGTTCCCGGTCTTCGAGGCCGTGGCCGGGACGAACAACGTGCAGGGCGTGGCGTCCATCTCCACCTACCTGCGCCGCTACGCCATGCTCTCCATCGCCGCCGTGGTGGGAGAGGATGACGACGACGGCAATGAGGCTTCCCGGCCCAAGGCCGCGTACAAAGCCCCAGGATCGCCTCAGCCGCGTCAGGCCGCTCAACCAGCCCCGGTGGCCCATCCGGCAACCAAAGCGCCTACGGAGGCCTACAAGAACTGGCGCGGGAAGACCCGCTCCGAGTGGGGCACGCTGACGAACGATGCCCAGACGGCGCAGGGCGACATCAGCACGGCTCAGGTGAGGGAGCTGCTCAAGCTCGGCGAGGCCCTGAAGAAGAGCCCGCCGATGCTGGCCCGCGAGATCCAGACCAACTTCGCCGAGGGCCTCCTCGCGGCCGGCTGCCCGACCGTGCTCGAGGTCTGGCAGATCGACGCCCCGACCGCTGACGAGGCGCTCGCGTGGTATCGGAAGGCCGCCGAGCAGGCGAAGGGTGCGGTGACATCGTGAAGAGCCAATGGAGAGCCGTCTTGGCCGCAGCGCGGACCCACCCAGCCGATCTTTCTTCCACTTCACCGGCAGGGAAGCGGCGCGCCAAGGCGGCCTCCATCTCCCCTACGCAGCGCAGTTTGAAGTACCTGCGCTCGAAGGGCTACCACTGCGCGATCGTGGAGCGCTGGAACCACTTCGCTGGCATCCGTCAGGACCTCTTCGGGATCATCGACATCGTGGCGATCCACGAATTGTTTCCCGACACGCTAGGCATCCAAACGACGAGCATGAGCAACGTCTCGGCCCGCGTGGAGAAAATCAAGGCGAGTCCGTACTACAGAGCGCTCAAAGCGTCTCATTGGCAGATTGCGGTCCACGGTTGGGGCAAACAAGGGGCTCGTGGCAAGCCCAAGATGATGACACTCAGGGAGGAATACGTTTGACCAAGTACGAAGACCCGAGACTACCAGCACGCTTCTGGGCGAAAAGCCGTCTCGCCGACACCACCGAGCGGTCTTGCTGGTTATGGACCGGGGACGTGGACTCCAACGGCTACCCCAAGTTCGGCTCAGGTAACGAGCACTGCCTCGCGGGACGCATGGCCTACAACGTCCTCGTGGGACTCCTGCCGCGCTCGAGCAACCTGAAGCGGACGTGCAAGAACATCCGCTGTATCAACCCGGACCACGGCAAGCCGAGCGAGGCTTCCAACATCGCCAAGATGAACGCGGTCACCGCCGCGAACCGGGCGAACCGGCACGTCCCCACCACCATCGAGACGTGCTGGATCTGCCAGGAGAGCGTGGTCTGCATCAAGGGCAAGTGGCTGGACCGCGATCCGATCGGGGAAGGGCTCTACAACTGGACCGAGCACCGACATCAGCCCGGCGAGTTGAGGAAGGCCGCCGAGAAGGAAGCGGCCGGTGTGTCGGCCAAGGGCCGCTACGGAAACAGGAAGCCAGAGTCCGAATGGGCGAACGGGAACAAGCCAACCGCGGTGGACGATGAAGAGGAGGGCGAAGGGTGATCGAGTTCAAGGATCGTCCAAAGGGCTGTCCAAAATGCGGCTACCGAGGCGCCAATGAGGACCCATGGGGGAAGAACTGGCGATGTCGTTCGGTTGGTGATCTGGTTGCACCGGAACGACTCGTATTGGAGTGCTCTAGTTGTGGCTTTTCCATGTGGTGCCACCCAGCGGACTATTTGATAAAGGAGCGCAGAATGGCAGTAAGCAGTGAAAGGCCATTGCCGGTCGTGGTCGAAGAAGACGCCGAGGACTGACTACTTCTTGACCCCGTAGTCCTCGGCCTTCCGTTCCATCTTGCCGCGCGCCTTCATCTCAGCCCGGAAGCCGTCGATCGGGATCCGCTTCATGCTGTCCAGCCACTTCTCGGCTTCCATCCCTTCCGGCGTGTTGGGTGCGATGACGTAGAGCTGCGTGAAGCCTTCGGTGGACTCCATCTTCCCGATGACCCCGGCCTCGATGTACCGATCCACCATGGCCTGCCTGAAGTCCGGATTGCGGAGCAATGCGAGCGGGGCACCTGCCATGTTCTTGGCGAGGCTCATCAAGACATGCCGCTCTTCCGGTGGGAGCCTGGCTTCCTGCGCGTAGGCCGTGATCGCGCGAGTCGCCAAGGCCGGCGTCATGATCTCTACCAGCGGCCACCACTGCTCTCCTGGCCCAATACCAGGAGCAACGTTCCGTCCAAAGGCGTCCTTGCGGGCGATGATCTTTGCAGCGGTCCCGGCAAGGATGTTCTTCTGCACCGCGTTCCACATCCACGAGGCGCCGCCGTCCCCACCTCCGAGCCAGAAGTATCGGAGCGCCACGAGCGATGGGAACATCTTCCCCACCTCGACGGTGTAGAAGCCGTCAGCGTTTTTCCAGACCGGGATCGTGGTCTGCTTCAAGAGCCAGCGGACGTGGGCCGGGAGGTAGTCGTACTTGGAGTCAAGGTACTCGTCGAGCGCCTCCTTCTTCTGCCCCAGAACACCGAGTGCCGCGGTCTGCGCTGCCAGGATTGGCCCGATCCACTGCACCCCGGTCGTGGCAAGCCGCATGATCCCTCGGCCCACGAGCGCCGCCTGCGCGCGGCCTGAGCCGGGCGCTGCCGTGATGACCGCGTCCATCGGTGTCGGCAGCGGCACTCCGAGGATGGACGGCCGCCGCACGAGAGCCCTGGTCGCAAGCCCTTGGATCACCTTCGAGGAGAAGCGGATGAAGGTTGCCGGTACGGCGAGCGCTTGGATCGGGCCGGGAAGGGTGCCGTAGTCGGACGTGCCCTGGAGGTAGCGGAAGGCTTCGGTCGGAGACATTGGTCCAGACTCGTCCACCCCGCGCTTGCGCAGAGCGTTGTAGGCCGCAAGGTTCTGCGCCATATCCACGAGGGCCTGCCGTCCCTTGGAGATCAGGCCTACCCACTTGAACGGCTTCAACCAGCCGACGCCGAGCTTGTCGGCGAGCTTGCCGCGACTCGCAATACCCTTGGCGAGGAGCAGCCAGCCCACGTTCCGGCCCTGCTCACGCTCGCTGGAGATCATCTTGTCGATGGTCTTCGTGTCCCGCAGATCGCGAGAGCCGATGTCGAGCGTGGTGCCGCCGAGGTTGGCGCTCTTGGCCTGAGCGAAGAACTCGTCATCGAAGACCGAGATCTTGCCTTTGCCGGCCATCACCTTCGTTGCGTTGACAACGTCCGGCAGCATGTTGACGCCGCTGGTGCCGTGGGACATCACGTTACCGAGCCAATCCGGGAGCCACTGGTTCAGGTTGAGGCCGACGATGTTGTTCTTGATGAACCCGTCGAGCTCGCGCATCGCGGTCGCGAACTGGCCTTGGGCATCGCGCGACATGCGGGCCTGGCGCAGGATGTCGCGGTGGATCCAGAGGCCGTCGTACTCGCCCCACTGCTTGCCGACCGCCTGCTTGTAGAGCGACCCTTCCGCGAGCGAGCGCAGTTCCGCCACCTGCCGATGGGCGGCGTTGATCTCCTGGCGTAGCGCCAACTGCTGCATGGCCGGCAGCTTCCCGATCGCGGCTTCCATCTCCTTGATCTTGGCCCGGAGAGCAAGCGCGTCCGCGGCAGCAGAAGCCCGAACGTCCATATCTGGCAACTGCTCGGTGCGCAGCACCAGCCCGTCGTCTCTGGCGTACTTCAGGACCAGCCCATCCCTGATGGCGCCTGACTCGTTCTGGAGAACCTTGAGCACGGCTCCGGGAGAGGTATCGAGCGTACGGTTGGGATCGGCCATCACCTGCGCGAAGGTCTTCTCGCGGCCCTTCAGGTGATCCGTGGCGAGCTTGTTCTTGGCCGAGAGTGGACCCTTGGGCTTCGCGTCCTGCCGGATCGGAAGGTTGCCGCTGCCAGGAACCGCCTCGGACTCTGGCGTCACCTGCGGAAAGTAGAAGCCGCGCTGCTGGTGGTACCTAAGGCCGCCGACGAGATCGCCGTACTTGCCAGACGCGGCCTCGGCCCGCGACACCTTCATCCCAGGGACACCAGGAACGATCTTCCCGTCAGGGCCGTGCGTGTCGAGGTATCCCTGATCAAACTCGCGCTTCGTGATGTTGAGCGACGGCGCCTTCTCAGGCTCCAACGGCGGGCGACCGAATCTGCCCGTGTCACGACCCGCCGCTGGCAGTGCGCGCTCCACGGCCTGGTTTACGGCGTCCTCGAGCGTCGTGTTGCCGTATGGTGTCTTGGGGCCGAAGGCGTTCTTGGCCGCAAGCGACTGGAGTTCCTCGGCGTACTGCTTGGGGTTGTCTGCCGTCACCACCCGGCGGGCTAGTTCGTTGGTGATGTCAGAGTGGTTGCCGGCCGGCTCTTCGGTGACGCGGCGCTTGAACTCGTTCAGAAGGTCAGGCTCTGCCATCTTGGTAAGAACCGTCGCCTGATCCGGCGCGCTCTCGCTCTTGTGCTGGTAGCGTCCTTCCGGGATCCGCTCCAGGTCGGTCAGCAGCTCACCGAGCGGAAGCCCTGAGCGCCCGAAGTTCCGAAGCAGCCGCATCCCTTCCGCGAACTGTTCGGGCGCCACCACCCGCGGCACCGGCATCTGACCGTCCGTCTCGATGGTCCGCACCAGAGAGTCGGCAAGGATGGCCCGCTTCTGGGCGTCCCCTTCGGCCTGCCGGTCGAGGTACTCGTTGTACTCACGGCTGGTGCGGGCGACCTCGACCTCGAGCGGAAGGATCTCGTCGTTGATGCGGCCCTTGATCTCGGCAACCTTGGGCGATGTCTGCTGGACGCCGATCTTCTCCAACTGGTTGCGGATGGTCTGCCGCAGAGACTCCGCCGTGATGACCGTCGAGGCGTAGTTGCTCGGGCCTTCCATGTTCCGAAGCTGGGCTTCGAGAATCTTGGCCTCGGACGGCTTGCCGTGAGATCCACCGGCCAGCACGCCGCCGGTGAGGACAGCCACGCCGGTTTCGATGCCATGCTCTAGCAGCGACTGACCGGACCCACCGAGCGGCTCGCCCTTGATGGCCTTCTCAGCCGCACCCACCGCCTCGAAGGTGCCAAGCGTCCCCACCGTGGCCGCGGTCTTGGCTGCCTTGGGGATGGCCAGCGCCGCTGCCTCACCGGCCTTGGAAGCGACTCCGAAGGTGAGCGCCTCCGTGACCAGCCGGAACGGCTCCAGCTCCTCCTGAGCCCCGCTGGCGAGCCCCAGGGCCTGCTCCGTGCCCGAGAGCGCCGCACCCTGAGCCACGCCCTTGCCGAAGACCCCGAGCCCACCACCTGGCACCAGCGCCGAGGCCCCGAGCTTGACGCCCGAAGCCGCTCCTCGGAGCACGGCCTTCCCGGCACCGGGCAGAGTCTCCTGCTGCTTGCCGATCTCTTCGCGAAGGAGAGAGAACCCGGCCTGAGCGAGTTCGTCGTCAGAGATCGGAGGCCGGTGGATGCCGGGGATCTCGGCCGCCTTAATCTGTGCCTTCTGTGACTCAGCCTTCTGTTCCTTGGGGGACGGTGCGCCGTAACCGGAAGTAGGTGTGGTGGCAGCGCGACCGCCTGCAGCCTCAGCAAAGGGTGACGCTTGAGTCTCTGCCTCCAGAGAGGCACGGTTCTTGGTGAAGTCCTGCCCTTCAGCGAGCTTCACCGAGCCGGCCTGCAACTCCTTCAGCTTCGCCCACTCGGCAGCAAAGGCAGGATCTCTCTCGGCCACCGCATCCATGTCAGCGACGGTGGGCTTCTTGCCGACGAGCGGTGCGTTGGGAAACGACCGCTGCACCGTGTCGCTCAACAGCCTCGGGTCGCGCGGGTGTCGGCCCTTGGTGGTGGTAGAAGCCACTTTGCCAGCGGCGCCGTACTGACCGGGCGGCAGGTTCAGCAGACTGTCGGTGAAAACGCCGCCAGCCTTCTCGGTCGTGGCAAGCTGCCTCGGCTTGGGACCAGCGAGCAGCGCGTCTACTTGAGCCGCAACGTCCTGGCCGCCACCGAGCAGGGCGTCTACCTGTTCCTCTGGGCTCTGCTGCTGCTTAACGGCCACCGCTCATCTTTTCCCACTCGGCCTGCGCCGCACGGGCTGAAGCCGCATCGAACTTGGTCATCCCGTGATCGGCCAGCCATTGGGTGAAGAAGGCGTTACGGTCTGCTCCAGGTGCCGCCGCCCGTTTCGCTGGAGCGACCTTGTCAGGTGGCAGCAAGGCTCCGGCCCCGATGATGTCGTAATGCTCCTCGGCGAGTTTCTGCGCCCGCTCTCGGAAGTTCTTGAACATCTTGAGGTCCGGTTCTGCCGCCTTGATTGCCTCGTCGATGATCTTGACGCGGTCACCCTCGGAAGCGTTGGCGATGCGGTCCCACGTCTCAGCGTCGTCGATGTTCCCACGCTCGCGAGCCATCAACGCCATCGCCTTGATGTCTTGGATCTTTTCCGGCGTGGCCTTCATGCGCTCGAAAGAAGATATGCGGTGTTGCTGTCGACCCTCACGATCAGACCAAGTTGCGAGATCCTTCACGGCGTCCTTGAGGATGGCGCCGCGGTCCTTGACCACCATCGGCGGCGTGCCACCCACGAACTCGCCGAGCTTGCCGATCCGCTGCTCCCAGTTCTTGGCGATGTCGGAGTCGTTCGTGGTGTAGACGATCGTGCCGTTCTCGATGCGCGCCTCGGGGCTGCCGATCTTGGGCAGGCCAACCTGAGTCGCTTGCTGGTCCCACATAGAGAGCACCTGATCCGTTGGCGTGGACGGGTTCTGCTGCGCTGCGGCTTGCTCTTCGCCCATGATCCCGCGAGAGACGGTGTCGTCGCCAACGTCCACGCCTGGAGCGCCAACGTCGGCCTGCTCTCCTGCACCAGCCGGCTCCTCGCCTCCCATTGCTTGACCGATGCCGCCAGCCGCCTTGCCAATTGCAGCCCCGAGGACCTCTCCGGCAGATGCGTCACCGCCCTGCTGCATCCCGGGCATCGTGAACGGAGCGGGCTGTTGCTGGGATTCGCTCGGTGCGTTCAGTTGTTCATAGGCTCCGCGCGCCTCAAGCAGCCCGTTGAGCAGGCCGTTCTTGGTGAGGAAATCCCGCGTCATCGCTGACTGCTTGCCGAAGGACTCGCGTTCCGCCGCCTTGCCGGACAGGAAGGCGTCCAGTTCGCTCAGAGCACCGAACGCCTTCTCGTGGCGAGCCGTGGCACGGGCAATGGCGCCGGGATCCTTGCTCATCTCGGCAAGGGACAGCATCGCCGAGGACTGCATCTCCTCCTGCACCAGCGGGGAACGCTTGGCGAGAAGTCCGTCGAGAGCAGCGTCAGCAGCAGCCTCATGCTGAGACAACGAGTTGAGAACTTCCAGGCCCTGAAGTCCCTGCTGCGTCTCGACGTTCTTCTGGTGGGTCTTGTCCTGTTCCTTCTGCCGCTTCTCGGCTCGGCGCTTGATGCCGATGTCCTGGCCCTTGCCGACACCCTCCACGAACCCGCCGAGTTGAATCCCGTAGCCCATGAGCACCGCCTCTCAGATGAACATGCCGCCGATCATGCCGATCGTCTTGCGCGTGTCGTCCGCCTGTGCATCCTCGCGCTCGGTACGGAACTGATCCATCTGCGCTTGGAGCCCGCTCTGGTTCGAGCCAAGGTTCAGATACTGCCCGGCGTTGGGCAGCAAGGCGCCAAGCGCGCCGCCCTGGATCCCGCTCAGGTAGTTCGTGACCTCGTTCAAGCGACTGGTGCGGATCGCCTCCTGCCCACCCATGAGCCGAATCGCTTCCTCGAGCCCAGGAGTCCCACCTTCGAGCGTCCCGCGCGCAGCTTGGGACGAGCGCAGTTCCTCGGTCAGTGTGCGGCGGAAGTCATCGGGGATCCCACCCTCGGACAGCGAGCGAGCCTGCGTCCTGATCGAGTCTCGGTACGCAGCGAACGCCGGATCCGACGAGGCGAGCGACTCTTCGTAGGCGCTGATCCCACGAGACAGGCGGCTCTCGTTGCCACGGAGTCCGTAGTAGGGCGAGCTTGGATCGAGGCCGGAGGATGAGTTGGTCATCATCCCGCCGATGCCGCCGAGCGGAGACTGGCCTACGTCGATCCGGCCGAGTCGCACCAGCTCGTCGTAGGGCAGCAGGAAGTTCTCGAACTCCAACTGCTGCTGGGCAAGAAGCTCACTCGCGGTAGGCGCATGACCGCGACGGCTCTTCTCCTTGAGCAGGATGCCGCCGGGGTCCACCGACCGCTTGAACTTGTTGATCGACTTCCTACCCCCCATGGCCGTTCCTTTCCGCAAGCACATTTTCCACCAGCCCACCGAGCGGGAAGGTCTTGAGCTTCCCCTTCTTCCTCGGTCGCTGGTCGTGCAAGGCGATCTCCCGCGCTCCCGGACAGACCCGGCGTAGATGAGAGCGTAGCGCCGCTACTGGTCGGACCCCGCCCTGATTCCAGATCTGGGCGATGTAGACGAAGCGTCCAGTTGGGTCGTAGAGCGGGCTCCGCTTCTTGATGTCCACCACGGGATTGGCGGTGCGCCAGAAGATCGCGAGGGTGGCAAGTACCTCGTCGATCGTGACCGCGAATACGCCACCACGGGACACCCCGAAGGCGAACGTCTCTCGCCACCAGCCGAGGTCGCGCTTCTTCGAGAGGAACTCCCGGCCAACGTCGTAGAGCCCGAGGAGCTCCAGCATGTCGAAGGAGAACCGGCAGACCATGTCGCGCGGCGACAAGGACGCTTCTAGGACATCCTTCGGACGATTTAGGACATCTTCGGTCACCGCCTCAGGTTGATCCATACGAACCCTCCTGAGGCCGCTTCCAGGGCCACCCCGAACACCTGGGATCCGAAACCTAGCCCCTCTGCCGCGGCTGCCTGCGCGAGCCCGAGCCCGGAAGGCACCACTGCCTGTCCTCGCTCGATCGTCCCCGTAGACCGCACCTTCGCCACGCCGGCCGTGATGCAGACGCTGTCCCCGTTGGGCGCCACGGAGCGGGTGGACACCCCCACCACGAGCGTCGTCGCAGCGACCGTGATGTCTCCGAGCACCACCGGATCGAGCTGGCCCAAGTTCGTCGGGAAGAGCAGATCCCCAACCACGATCGCAAGTGAAGTGCTCGCCAACCGGAACGGCGTCAGGATCGACATGCCGGGACGGAAGCGGGCCGTGGCCGTGTCGTAGGTCTGGAGCTGATTCGACTGCTGATCCTGAATGACCTCTTTGTCCGCCGGGTCGTTCAACCCCTGCCTAGTTGCCACCGAGTAGTTGGCCGCGATGTTGGCCCGGTCGATGTTTGAGATCGTGGCCGCGGTGACGAGCGCGTGTAGTCCACCGGCCGTCACGGTGGAGACGAAGGTTGCGCCTCGGAGGATCGTTGCCGGCATCAGTTGCTCACTTGAACAGCATCACGTTCTGCAACCCGTAGCTGAAGTTGCCCGGCTGGAGCGCGATGGCGAACACCTCGCTCGTTTCGCTCTGCGCCCCGGCCGGAACGTATCCGTGCTGCGCCTGCGATTGAGAGTAGACCGCGCCACCGAAGATGACGACCTTTCCTCCCGCGTTGAGTGAGAGGTTGTTCATCAGCATTTGCACCCGGCCACGGAAAGCCACGGCGCAAGTCGCCGCCGGATTCACCGAGGTCAACGTCACCCCGAACGGATCGGGAGCGTTTCCTGCCTGACCGTGGATGGTGAAGCGCCCCGCCGTGAGATCAGCTCGCTCGAGGATCACCGGAGTCCCGGTGGCTAGCGTGAGCCCGGAGTTGTTGACGAGGTGAACGTAGCTCACATCCTGGTCAAGGAACGCCGAGCCGGAGTAGTAGTCGATCTCGCCATCGGAACCGACGAGGAGGTCACCTGTAACAGGAGTGGCCGGCGTGGTTGTGGACAGCAAGCGCACCCCCGAAGCCATGCTCGGGCTGTCCACGTTGACCAACGCCGACACTCCCTGGAAAGCGTCTGCTCCTGAGATGGCCGTGTCGATCAGGGCGTGCAGCATCGCCGCCGTGATTGCCTCGTGCTCGGTGAAGGTTATCCCTCGAAGTAGGTCGGCCACTGCTACCTCCACACCAAGCAGGTGGCGAGCGCCGTCACCGCTGCGATCTGCGTCATGCAGATTCCCACCTCGATCCCCGCCGTCACCGTGGTCGTCCCCGCCGCCCTCGCCGAGCGCGCCCTGCCCACCGCCGAGGTCGTGTAGGAGCCGGCCGCGACGAGGGTGTCCCCTACCGTGCAGGGACCGATCAGCGCTAAGAGCCCGATCCCGCCCTTGCGGACAACCCCGGTAGCCCCAGGGTTCACCACGCCCACCGTGGCCCCAACCACTTCCGGCCACGCAGCCGTAAGGCAGGGGTTCATGGAACTGGTGGCGTTGCCGACCACCAAGATCCCGGCTCCGATCGTGGCCCCTGAGCCATTGAGCAACTCAGGCCCCACGGCCTGCGCGTCCCACCTCGTCGAGTTCTTCGTCCTGAGGATCATTAGGGTTGTGTCGAACCAGAGAGAGCCTTCCCCCTGATCCGACGCCGGGATGCTCGCCGCGATCTGCACCACCTTCGAGCCAGTCGTGAACTCTGACGCCGGGATCGCTGTCACGATCGCGTTGTCCACGAGTTGGTGGAGAGCGGTGTTCGTGACCTGCTCGAATACTCCGTTCGAGAACGTGAAGCCGGGGCCGATGGTGCTCATGTCGGCGTCCAGTCGATGTTCTTGAGATGGACCTGCGCGGTGTGGCCGAGCACCTGGACGGCTTGGCTCGCGGTGCAGGTCATCCGGTACTGCATGTCCTTGGGCAACTCGAAGATGTCTTCTAGGGTGAACACGTCCTCCACGACGCCTCCGGTCCCGAGCAGGTTGAACGGAAGCGTGAGCGGTAAGCGTGGTGACTGACCCGAGAGGTCGATGTACCCGATCGTCTTCCAGTCGGTGCCGTCCTGCCGACCCTCGACCAGCATCGTGGCACCCGGAGCCGCGGTGACGTAGGTGCGTAACCTCCTCGGCTGCTTGGCCGCCTCGATGCCGCCGTAGTCGTACCGCTTGCTCGTCTCCTGGTAGTTGATCGGGCTGCCGTCATCCGTAGTCCCGACGAAGGAGCGGCGCACTTCTCCTCTCGCCGTAGCAGACCCGCCGAGGTAGAGCGTCGGGTTCTTGTCGGTGGCAAGCGTGGCGAAGTTGAGCGTCGCCACCGCCATCACATTGACCGTGGCGAAGTTGCCGTCCCACGGCCCGTACCACGCTTGGTTGATCGTGTCGTAGACAAAGGTGTAGTTTGGCACATCGGCCAAGTCGATCGGGAAGGCCACGACGTAGTAGCGGTCGTAGGACGCTGCCGCGATCTTGTCCACGGCTGCCGGGTTCACTCGGTCGATCCACGACTGGATAGGTGCCGATACCGGTAGGCGCTTGATGCCCTGGTTGTTGTCCGTGATCGTCTGGTTCAGAGAGCGGATGTTCGAGTACTGGTCGCAGAAGAAGAGGTCCTCGCCCACCGTCTGGACGCTCAATCGAGAGGAGACTCCGATGCGGGTGTCGATCACCTCGCGACGCCAGAGGGTATTTCCAAGTGCTCCACCAACTGCGATCGGATCCCCGTCGAGGATCAACGCCTCGAGTCGGTCGGACATCCCGAAGAAGACGGTGGTGGCGCGAAACGGCTTGATGACCACGATCTGCTGACGATTGCCACCGCCGAGAGCGAAGTTTTGGATTACCCCCCATCCGGTGACAGCGAAGGCGGCCACGTCCGAGTAGAAGCCAACGCCAACCCGGCTGCCCTGTTGTCCACCCCCGAACCCGCGGGAAAGCACGTTGCCGATCGGGAACATCCCGGTCGTCGGCATGAACCCAGGCCCGGTGACCATCGTGAGGCCGTCACCGCTGTAAATGAAGCCATTGTCCACCGGGGCACGAGAAGCGATCCGGACCACTGCCGAGCGGCTGTAGAGCGTCCCGGCGTTGAGATCCACCCCGGCGATGATGTCCACTGGAGCGGTCGCGGTCGTGAATCCAGTGAGCGTCCCGACCAGCGTGAACTGGGTGCCGGTTCCATTCCACTTCCAGAGCTTCAAGTTGCCTGCGTTAGGGAACGTGGCGCCCGGAGAAATGGCGAGCAGCTCGGCCGTGACCCCGCCGTACATGAACTCCTGAAGGGCGAGGATCGGGCCGAAGGTGATGCCGGTGGCGACGATGCTGGAACCGGGTCGTACCTCGCGGATGCCTGGCGTCGTGGCGATCCCGTTGGTCATGTCTACGAGCTGGTCGTCGCGGATGTCGAGCGGGAATGAGAACGTATTCACCCCGCCGGAAGCACTCCGGTTCCTGACTACCAGGAAGTCTTCACCGGAGCGATCGGGCATCTAGAACTCCGACTTCGGGTTCCACGCGAGGTGGCGACCACGGTGCTTGCGCATGATCGTAAGGCCATACTGCGCTGGCAAGGTCACCAACTCGAACTCGGAGACAAACCACGAATCGTGCAACAGTTGTGGGATCAGCTTCCAGCCGTCCCCGCAGAAGTTTCCGTGCTCGCAGGCCATGTCCGGCGGGTAGGTGTCGTGGAGCAGGAGGATCCCGTTGACAGCCATCTTGGCTGACATGGCCCTCAGATCCGCCCGTACCTCTTCGACCAAGTGGTTGGCGTCGATGAAGGCAAGACCCACCGAGGCGTCCCTCAGCAGCCAGATGAACTGCGTCGAGAACATCCCGTATTGGGCATCGGGCAACCGCTCTGACTGCCAGAATGGGTTCTCCGGCTGCATCACGTCACAGCCAAGCGCCTTCCTCCCATTCTTGGTCTGTTCCTCGTGAAGCAGTTTGAACGTACCGCCTTGCTCGATTCCGATCTCGACGTAAAGCTCCGGCTTCAAGAAGCGCGCGAGTGCCAGCACCAGATCGGAGTGCGCGTGGCTCTCAACGGTGGCAGCGGAGACGGGCTCTAGACCGTACAAGCAGGCTCCTTAGGAGGTTGACCTACGCACGATGAAGGTGTGACGCCAGTCGCCCATCGGGGCGGCCTGCTGGATCCCTTCCCCGCCCGCCGTGGAAGCTGCGATGGCTCGCTGAAGCGCCAACTCGGCCTCGCCGTTGTGGGCCGCTGCTGCGCTCACCTCGCGCTGGTTCATGTACATCATCGCCACGACCTTGCGCACGATGTACGGGCTCACCGGGATCTCGACTGACTGGTTGTCGAAGGCCAGATGGGCCACCCGCTTCTTGTAGTAGACCGTGTACCCCTCTCCCGTCGAGGACGGGGATAGGAGCCGGATCCGCTTGTACCGCGCCGTCGTCTCACCGGAGACGATCTTGGCGTAGGTGTAGAGCGACGTGATCCCGCTAGCGGTCAGGCTCACCCCAGCCGGAAGCACCGCGCACGAAACACTCGCGATGTCCCGGTAGCTCTGAACCGTGGTGCCGCCGGTCGTAGGAAGGACCGTCACCTCTTCCTGGAACTCGCTCGATGAGGGATCCCCCACCGTCCCGCCGATCGTGCCGTGGACGACCGCCGTGATCGACGTGGCCCCGTCGTGGAGCAGTTTCACCTGCTCGGCCGCCGTCGAGTAGAAGTCCCGCATGATCCCGGACTCGCCAGCGTGCGCCCACGCCACGACCTGACCGGAAGTACGGTAGATCCCGCCCGCCCCCTGGATCAGTTGGTTGATGTCGCTCATCCCGGCCGTGCGCGCGTAGGTGGCCGGCAGGATGAAGAGAACCGTCTCCACGTCCTTCGGGAGGTAGAGGAACGGGTTGCCAGCCGTGAACGCCTGGAGTTCCTCGGAAGGACGGATCAGTTGCGGCCACTGATAGTCGCGGGCGGCGTCGGCGTAGTAGGTGTTGATCCACTCGTCGATCTTGGTACCGCGGCTTACCGACGTGTCCTGGATCATGCGGCCGACCTGGGCGCGCATCTGGGAGAGGGTCTGGTACTCGATCACGAGAGCCTCCCGGAGATGTCGTAGTCCACCTTGGCCGCCGTGGTGGCGAAGCCTTCGACCACGTCGAGAGGGTTCAGGATAAGGACCGAGCCGGCCTCGACGACGTTGGAACTGGCACCAACCGCGAGAGTGGGCGAGGTCCAGATCATCCGCGAGGAGCCGCCGTCACGCTTGACGTAGATGGTCACGGCCTCGGCCGTCGTGTTTCCGTTCACCACCGGAAAGAAGGTGATCTCGGTGTAGCTAGACGCCGTGTAGAGCGCGCCCTTCGAGGACGGGAGCTGACCTGCGGCTAGCCCCTTTGCCGCCGGCATGTCAGACCAGCGCCTTCATCGCCGACAGATCCCCGCGGCGCACCGGCTTCAGCTCGGAGCCAACGGAGAGGCGAGCACGAATCAGAGAGTCCCACTGGTCGGCCACGGCTTCCCAGTTGAACGAGGCGCGGGCATCACGGGCCATCTCGAGCCGCTGCTCTTTCGTCCACGGGTTCTTGATCTGGGCGATGACGGCGTCTGCCCACAACTTCTCGACCTCGATCTCGCCCATGTTCCCGTCGATCTTGACCCCTCGGTGGACCGTCTCTGCCAGGGCGAAATTGCTCGTAGTCACCGGGACGACACCGTGCGCCTGCATCTTCATGGCCGTGATGCATGACACCTCCGGGAAGATGCACGGGTAGGCCCAGATGCCGGCCTTGGCGAACCCCTTGTGCAGCTCCTCCTGACCTACGAATCCTTTCCAGTTGATCCCAGGTTGGTTCTTCAACTGATTCACGACAGTCACGACCTGCCGACGAGCCGCGGCACCGTCCGTCCCAGGTTGAAGCATGGACATCAGCGTCGGGTGGAAGCCGTAGTAGATGTCGAGTTCGGCCTCCGGCGCCTGCTGCTTGATGTACTCCCACCACTGGAGCAGGATCACCAAGCCGCGCATCGGACACGATGCGTAGACCAGCCGGTGGTTTTCGTTGGCGAGATCGTCGAGCGGCGCCAAGCTCTGGTGGTGCATCCCATTGGCGGAGACAATCTTCTTCTCGGCCGGGATGAAGTCGTACTGATCCGCGTGGTACTTCGAGACGAAGAACATCCCGTCGAAGGCATTCCATGAACCCAAGAACCACGCGCCGGGATTGGGCATGTCGTGCGCCCAGTACCACTTGGTCTTGGCTCCAGTTCCGGCGTCCGTCAGCACTCCCGGGAAGCGCCACACGATCAGGGCTTCCGGGCTGTCCCCTTCGCCGACGTAGGCCGAGTACGGATACCACTCGACGCCATTCCAGGATTGGCGCTTGCAGGAGGCGTACACCTCGACGTTCCATCCTCGTCGAGCCATAGCCTCACCGAGGTAGCAGATCGCTTCCTCGCTACCGCCGATCCCGGTCTTCAGGTTCTCCGGCCCCCAACCACCCGGCATCCCACCGGGCGCCGCGATCACCAGCGTCGGCTTGCCAGCAGGCCGCTTCTTCGCGACGTGGCGAATCACCTCGGCGTGCTCGCGGATGGCCTCAGGAGCGGCCTCTGCGAGCTTCTGGATGTCGGCGTCACGGCCCTCTTCCCGAAGAGCCTGGCGTGTGGTGAAGAACGCCTGGAGCTTCGCCTGTCGGTCCTTCTCTTTCGCGATCAGTCCGCGCATCTCGACGATGGAAGGCTCGCTCTCCCCGTACACCTTGGCACCGTGGTCCATGTAGAGGACGCACTCGTCGAGGTCTTTCTCCTCGTAGGCGCACTGGGCCACCATGATCGCCGCGGTCCCGTGGATCGCCTTGGGATTACTGACCATCTCGCGGTCGAAGTTGTCCGAACACTGGACGCACATCTTGGCGAAGTGACGCGCGAGCTTCTTGTTCCCTGCCTCGAACTGGGCCTGCGCCAGGATCAGGTAGGCGCTTGGCGTCTCCGGGTTGATCTCGATGGCCTGATAGGCGTAGGCCTTGGCCTCCTTGAACCGCTTCATCGCCCGGCAGCACTCCGACGCCGAGCACAGCGCCATCTGGATCTCTGCCGGGTTTCCAGAGAGTGGGACGTACTGCTTGTACTTCTCGATCGCCTCCTCGTGGCGATGCAGCCCCATCAGGGTATTGCCCCAGTAGAACAGCATCCGCTCGCCGCAGTACCGACCGCGCTTGACAAAGTTCTCCTCGAAAACGCGGATGTTGCGTTCGAGGCTCTTTCGCTGACCGGCGTCGTCTCGGACCCGGTGGTGGATGACACGACCCACCTCCGGCGGCATGAGCCCACGTCGAACAGCGTGCTTCTCGTGGAGGATCTCGTGGATCGGCTCCACCCACTCGTAGAAGCGCCGGTCCACCACGCGCTCGCGCTGAAGCCTGGTCGTGCAACGGCCACTCTCGTCGAAATCGTAGAGGTACTCGACGTGGATGCTTTCGAGTGTGCCCGTGGCGAGCGTGTTCCTCGTCGCGATGGCGAATCCCTTGGGGTTCTCCACCGTGTCGTCTGTATCGAGCCACATGACGTAGTCGTTCGAGCACTGGGCGAAGCTGAAGTTGCGGGCGGCTGCGAAGTCTTCGATCCAGGGGAAGTGGAAGACCTTGGCGCCGTACCGCTCGGCCACCATGTTGGTGTCCGCGAACCCCTCCTCGTCCGGAGAGATCCCGGTGTTGACGATCACGAGTTCGTCAGGGTAGGCGGCGAAGGAGCGCAAGCATCGGTCAAGCTCGGCCGCGCAGTTGCGGACGATCATGGCGAGCGAGAACTTGATCGGTGGCGCTACCAGCCTCGGCGCAGCGGGAGGCCCGGATTGACCATTCCGATTCGATAGAGGCTGATGACCTTCTTGTGAACCCAATCGTCATCCATCCATCTGCGGTCGATCCGCTGTCGAAGCATCACGTCCAAGGTGACCGGGATCTGGGAATGGAGCAACACTGCCCCATCCCCAGACCTCGGCTGCTGCTGTTCTCTCAGCGCCGCCACCTGCGCCTTGTGTCGCACCATCTCGTCCAGGTGAGTCTCGGCCCAATCCTTGATGCAGGCCAGGATCGAGCCTTCGAGCTTCGCCTTGCCGAGCGAGTACGACTTGCCAGCGATGATGGCGGCGCTCATGTGGCTTACGAGCTGAAGATCGACTTGTAGTTGTGCATGAACCCGTTCGAGTGCGGGTGACCGTACTCGAGCGTGTTCTCGTGCAGCACAACGTAGTAGGCCGCATCTCCCACCTTCGGCGACTTCTCAGCCACCGGGGTACGGAGCCAACTCTTCTTGCACGCCTCCTTGTCGACCCACAGGAAGCTCATGCCGTTGGTCGGCGCAGACGGCGAGGTGCCCGTCAGGATGTCGCGCGACAGGTGGAGCATCACCGTCCCGAAGTCCGTCGTGTAGGTGTCCACGACGTTCACCTGCTTCATCGAATCGGCCGGCAGGATGAAGTTGCCGCCGCCGCGGAAGGAGCTGACGGTGCGCTTGCCGACGCCACCAGTGAGGATGTCGCGCGGCCTGGAACCGAGCAGCCACAACTGCTGCGCGAAGGCGTTGAACATGCCCTCGGTGATGGTCAGGCCGGATGCGTTGGTGTACGCCGAGAGCGCCGTCTGGATGATCGGGATCAACCCGTTCATGCGCCGAGAAGTCGCGGTGGCGTCGCCAGAGGCCGCCGTGCCGCGGAGCAGGACGTGCTCGTTGTCGGTCTTCAACTCCGTAGTCAGGATGTCGACCTGATCGGACTCGAGGTTCGAGATGCCGTAGTGGCGATCCGCCATCTGCGTCCCGGAAACCTGACCCTCCTTCGACTGGATCTGGAGGATGTTGAAGCGCCGGACAGGAAGCCGGTTGGCCCCGGTCCAGGTGAATGTTCCGCCTTCAGGCTGCGCGTTGTCGGAGCGCACCGTCAGGTCACGGGACTGCCACTGGTGGACAGGAGCCTGCG